GTTCGTGTGGGCTAATCAGTAGCCACGCATATCGCGCAGCCGCTTAGCCTTCTTGCGCGCTCGCTTCTCTTCGGCAGCGGCCAACCGTCCGGAGTCATGCTTCCAGCTCGGAAAGGTGCGCGAGACAGCTGCTTTCGGCTTTCCGATAAGCGGCTCACTTGCTGCCAGAATTCCGGCCGCCGCGGCGATTGCGCCGATGTGCGAACGTCTGTGTGTAAGCATGTTCGTTATCTCTCTGAGGGTGCGATGATCACTTGGTGCGCCAGATTCGGACGCCGCCGTCGACCCAACGCGTTGTAAATTGTCTGTCAAGCTGCTTGCCAGCCATGCTGGACTGAGCGCAGATGCTCCGATGCCTTTGACTGTTCTTGTCGACCGCGACGAAGAACGAATCGCCAACTTCCATTGTCCGCCACGGATAGGCAGGCTTAGGACCATGGTTAGATGGCATCGGAACGTTCTTCTCGATTTCGTACATCGTTCGGTCTCGCTCTAGGAGTTAGTCCCAGTACGCCGTAACGTCTTCCCACTTCGGGAAGTGTTCGGTTAGCCAGGCGCAGGCGTCTTTCTGATGTTGTTCGGCAAGCTTGTAGTTATCTCGGCTGTAGTCCTTCGGCCGAATATCGAACGATTTGATGACTACCGCGCCGTCCTTGACGACCGTTCTCAGATGCGTGTGCTTGCCGTACTCGGCCGGGTTGCCTTGTTCGTCACACGAGAAGTGGTTGTCTACGGTGTAGCGTCTAACAAGGTGCATGTCAGCGTTCCGGTCGTAGAATGCCGCCTTGTAGAAGATGGAGCCGCGCTTGCGGCCCTTCTCGTCAAGAAGATCGCTGTGCATCGAGTGGTCGGTAGCCTGCTTCTTCCACCCGGCTGGCAGTGTGACGTTCACGAACAGGTCGTCGTGGTCAGTGCCGAACACCACACCGAACTTCTCCAGCTCGGCGCGAGGGCAGTCCTTTGGCAGGACTTCAGTACGGCAAAGCTCGGCTTGACCGGCAGCTTCCTGCCGCTCGACCGCACCAGGAAGTCCGGCAATCATCAGCGCGGCAAGAGATTCGGGTACCTTATGTGCTTGCATGTTTGTTTCCTACTCAGGGTGTGATTTGTGCGCGGCTCAGCTGAAATCGCCGGTGTGGCAATCCCACGTTCCGGCACCATGGCGAACGGTTCCCCCAAATGGGCGTTTCATATCCGCTCGTACTAGACCGCGAGGACCTGGAGTGGCGTAGTTTTCAGCCCATGGAAAGTTCGGTGGGTGACCGCCCTTACGGCCACGTAACAAGATTGTTTCCAGCATCTCGGCTATGGATACGGTGCGCCCGTACTCGTCGGCGATCTTGGGGGACTCGTAGAACCGATCAATCCAGTCGTTCAGATCGTTGATGCCCTGGTCTGGATACACATGCAGAGCAAACACCCACCCTGCAGATGACTTGCCAATGTGTTTGCGCTCGCCGCTGCGGTGGCAGTGCGCACAAATATCTGTTTCATACCAGTAGTAGTTGGTGCCCATGCTTAGCTCCCGATCTGTTAGCTGCTCAAAGTGATAAGGGCGTCGTCGAGCAGCACTGCAGCAGCGCCACACAGGCGCGCGTAGAACGCGAGCGCGTCCATGTCAGCAGGCTTCGGCGCTCGCAGCCGATCGCGCATGATGCGCAGTCGCTCGATGAGCTTCTGTTTCTCGGCGTTGGTCACAGCTGTCTCCCGATGCGCTTGGCGGTGTTGGTTGGCATGGGTGACTTTGTACAGCAAGCTAAACCCGGAGTCAAGCATGCTGGACTGAATAGGCGTTATAAAGTGGTCCGGGATGTCTCCGGGACTACACAGTTGACAACAGCGGGTGAGTTATGCCGTCAAGGCGGCCCAGGGTCTTTCGAACCGACAATGTGATCTGGGTGCAGTTTCCGCACCCGCCAGAACATGCATGCGTTAACGAACGATGCTGGGCTTGCGGAAGCGTGCGGCCGCCCCCTGAGGCCCAGACGGAGAGCGATCCGCGCCCCAGATCAGATATTGAGGGTCCGTCTGGAGCACTTCGCACAGACGGATAAACGTCTTTAGTTTGATGTTCTCGGTGCTGCCGTCTTCCCACTGGCTGACAGCACTCTTCGTGACGCCCCCGCATAGTTCGCCCAGCGCCGGCTGAGTCAGCCCACGCGCGACCCTAAGCTGTCTAATTCGATCGCCCATTGTTTCCATCGGCACAGCATAGATAACAGCCAGTCCAGCATCCTTGACTAGGCAGTTCAGCATGCTGTACCTTCGGTGCTATGCGAAAGACCGATGTGTTGGCCCATTTCCACGATAACGGAGCCGCGGTTGCTCGAGCGATCGGCTACACGCGCAGCGCCGTCCAGCAGTGGCCGGAAATCATCCCGGAGGCAGCTGCATACCGACTTGAACGAGCGACCAACGGAAAACTCAAAGTTGACCCGTCGGTTTATCAAGCCGATCTGAAGCAGTCGGCCTAAGTCATGTCGGTCCCCCTGAAGGATTTCCGTCTGGGTATCACTGAGACCATCGACATCATGTTGGACGCGCAGGCGCTGGCCTTTGGTAAGGACAAAGCTGCCATTGCTCGCGAAGTGCTGTCGGAATGGGCGAAGAAGAAAATCCATGAGCACAAAGTAATCCAGCGCCGCCTGGAGGCAAACGGAATCCAGCCGGAACTGTTTGGAGACGAGACGGAAGATGGTGGAGCGCGACCGGCAGATGCCGGAGTGCGGCGGAAATGAGCCGCATGAGAGAGACGTACACCATCACTTGCTCCGCTGATGGAAGTGCGGGGAAAGAATCCGCCCGCTCATCCGTGTTTTTCGACGTACGTTTGTTTTGTAATCCTGACTTAACTTCTCTGCAAGAGGTTCCCACTAGCGGAAAACACGCAGGGTCTGATGCGTCGTCATCGATGCGATGTCAACGGCTTAAGGGTTCGCCTCAAACGCGAAAAGCATCCCGACAGTTTTCGCTAGGCAGTTCACAGTTTGCGCCGAAAGTTCGTTGTGTGGCGCAGCCATTTGTTTCCTCGTTCCCCCATTCGCCGCCTGGAAACGGGCGGCTTCTTTTTGGGAGCGACCAGAGTGAGCAGTCGTGTGGGTCGCGATATGAGGTTCGAGCGACTATCGCGTCATGATCAACCCAGAAGCACAAGACACGGATATCGAACTGGAGCGTCGTATCGATCACCAGGCCGATCTCCTGCGCGAGGATCGCTCGCCTGATGAGAACCGAGTGACGTGGCTGGAGCTGACGCGCTTGCATGCTCTGCGCTCACGCGACCGAGTCGAGCAGATGGAACGCGAGAGGGGATTGCGTTAGTGCGCGACTACGGAATTATTTCCCCTCGATTTTGGATCGGCGCCACCGGTAAGAATCTGCGCGGTCACCCAGAAGCGCAAATCCTCGCGACCTACCTGATGACCAGTCCACATGCCACAGCAACCGGCGTTTATCACTGCCCGATTCTGTACATGGCGCATGAGACCGGCCTCTCGGCAGAAGGGGCATCGAAGGGCCTTCGAAGGCTCATAGATGAGGCATTTTGCGAGTACGAAGAGGCTTCTGAGACGGTTTTCGTCATCAACATGGCCGCGCATCAGATCGCCGAGGCGCTCGACCCGAAAGACAAGCGTGTGCCGTGGCTCAGGAAAGAGCTTGAGAAGATGCCAAGTCAGTTAAAAACAAGGTTTTTGGCTGTTCACGGGAAGGCTTTCTGCCTCATCGAACATGGTCAAAACACAAGCCCCTCGGAAGGGCCTTCAAAGCCCCATCGAAGCCAGGATCAGGATCAGGATCAGGATCAGGATCAGGATCAGGATAAGAACCATAACGGACATTCGTCGGCGTTGCCGACCGATGTGCAAGCAGTCTTCGATCACTGGAGGCAAGAGCACAAACATCCGAAGGCTCAGCTGGACAAGAAACGGCTGAAGGTGATCCGCGTCGCGCTGAAGGCATACACGGCTGAACAGTTATGCCAGTCGATCAGCGGCTACAAACGTTCGCCGCATCACATGGGGCAAAACGAACAGAAAACCGTTTACGACAGCATCGAGTTGTTTCTCAGAGACGCGGAGCACATCGACAGGGGCCTCAAATTGGCGGACTCGTCGAAGCCAAACAGTTGGCAGGATGATCCGCGCTACAAGGGGGCGCTGTCGTGACGCCGTACGAACTCCGAGCCCTCGCGAAACTCCGACAGCGTGGTCAGGCCCCCCAGCTCGCCGTGTTCGTGATGGACGACTGGGCATGGGCATCGCGCCTCACAGACGACGTCGGGGCGCTGACGATCCGCGTGCGAAATGCGCGTGACCATGACCACGACTGGTCGCCGCTTGCAGGGCTGTGGGTGTACCTGATTTTGCGCAACCCAGCGCCATCTGACCTTGCGGACTTCTCCGCGAAATTGCTCGACGCGAACCCTGTGAAGCTCACCGTGAGCACGAACCGCACGCCGGCCGTTGATGTCTGGGAGGCAGCATGAATCCACTCGGGAAAATTCTGATCCGCGAGACTCCGATCGACTGGGATCGGTACGTGCTCACCGAGGAGGACACACAGCGTTTCGTCGATCCGCGAACGCTGGTGACAAGCATCAGCGATGTGCTCCATGGTCGGGGAGCGAGACAAGGGGCGACGCTTCCTTGGGCTGGACTGCACGACAAGGTTCGCTTGCCTGGCGGCCAGCTGAGCATCTGGGCCGGCATCAACTTTCACGGCAAGTCAGCGATGCTGAAGCAGTTCGCGATCCATCTGGCTCGCTGTGGCGAGAAGGTGTGCGGAGCCTTCCTGGAGGAGCAGCCTGAAGAGACGATGGCCGATATCACGCAGCTGGCGATCCCTGACGTCGACGTACGCGAGTGTGATGACTACATCGACGTTGCGTGCAATTGGGCATCAGGGAAGATCTGGCTGTACAACCAGACGCGGATGATGGATCCGCAGCGGGTGCTCGCACTGATCGCCTACGCCGCCCGAGAGAAGCGCTGCACGCACTTCATCCTCGACAGCCTGATGCGCACAGGGCTCGCACAGGACGACTACGAAGGGCAGCGCGTGTTCGCTAATCAGCTCACGAACTACGCGATGCAGCTGAACATCCACATCCACCTCGTGCATCACATCGTGAAGGTCGATGAAACGCAGGTGCCAGGGCGTGAGTCGATCCGCGGCACCGGCGCATTGGTCGATCAGTCACATCACACGTTCATCGTGTGGCGCGACATCAACGAAGACAAGGCATTCGATGCGCCTGATGGAATGCTGATCGTGGCGAAGAACCGCGGCATCCGCCCGGCGAACTGGATAGGCAGGGTTCCGATGTTTGTGCATCGAAGTGGTCAGTTCATGCGCAACAAGTCCGACCAGCCGATGCTGTTTATTGGGAGCATGACTGTATGACCAAGTCCCGCTTCCGCTGGGACTGGTGCTGCTCCTGGTGGTATCGGAGTACCGAGGAAACGTTCGACGTTGTGCTATTGGGCCAGTTAGTCAGCTCTTTTCGGAAGCGACGCACATGAACATCACCGACATCAAGCACTGCTGCCGGTGTAAGTGTCACAAGCCTCGCACTGATTTCAGTGAGTCGACGTGGACGCGCGATGGAAAGCAACCGTGGTGCAAGCAATGCATGAAGTTATATCGCGCGGCTAAGAAACACTCGCAAGAGATTCACGTGGAACCTTCGGCATGAAGAACCCCATGTTCATTCCAGGTGAAGAAGCGCTCGTTGGTCGAGCGGCATACGATCGTCGAATGATCGGCCGCACGTGCAGGATTGAAAGCATCAAGACGCCGATCGAAGGCGAGTGGCGTTACCTGGTGACCACGGCCAGCGGCTTGTCATCGATCCTGCTGGAGTGCTCATTGCTGAAACAGTACGAGCGCGGCGATTGGCGCGACATGGCGTATATATTTTGGCCGCAGCGGGTGGCGCGATGAGCGAGCAAGCGCCGACAAAGGAGCGAAGCAATGGGTAAGGGCATTGATATGGCGCGAGCAGCCGACGCTGGCATCCACGCCGACGTGCTTGACGACCTCAAGGATCAATTGCTCGTCGTGTTCCTGAAGCGACTGCAAGCGCTTGGGCACAACCTGCAATTTCCTGTTGCCGAGGTCGACGACACTGGCCGAGATCTCGTCAGCTTCCGCGTCGAGGGCCGCGTCTTTCACTTCGAACTGAGCAAAAAGTCATGAGCGATCGAATCCTAGTGAGTGGCCAGTCAGTTCCAGCAGATCACAGCCACGCTGAGATCAACCCGGCGACGGGCATGCAGCGCGATTACGTGGTGCTGTCCCCGGAGGAGCGCGCCAAAGGCTTCGTAAAGCCGCTGCGTCGGTCCTACATCCACGCATATCCGAGTGAGGTCGAGCGTCAGATCGGATGCGGTGGAGAGACCACTACGGGCACAGCAATTGCCGAGACGTACGCGCGAAACCCTCGCTTCTACACCGGCACCTTCTGTGTCCATTGCAAAGCGCACTTTCCACTGAATCAGTTCATCTGGGATGGCGGAGGGGAACTGAATGGCGAGCCGATGGATCCCGAACTGCAAGGCGAATGGTTGGTCCGTATGCGCGAGCGGCGTCAACGTGAAGCCGAGGATCGCCGTCTGAGTCGTATCGCGGAGCTGGAGCGCGAACTGGCGGATTTGAAAGGTCAGGCGCCATGACCGACCCGGTCCCGTCGAAGGAGAAACTCCCCGACTGGCTTCGCCGGTGGTACGCGCTGAAGGGTGAACTGCGCTTTCGCGAGGCGGCCGACGAGATCGAGCGCCTGCAAGCTCTGCTACAGCTTGAGACCGGAGCGCTTGAGGCGGTTTGCAACGATCTCGATTCAGCGCGGACAGTCGAGCGCCTTCGCACGGCCCTGCACGGCATCCAGTCCTGCAGCACCTGCGAGGCGTGCCGAGGGGCGGCGACGCTGGCGCTAGGTGGAGCCGCCCCCGAGCCGCGCGCGCTTCCCTATGACGAACTGGAGAAGCGAATGCGCGATGCCTTCAGGCACGGCACTACCAACAATCACCAGAGCATGGGCTATGAACTGCAAGCGCTCCGGATGGCGCTAGGTTACACGGGTCAGAATGCCGTAGACCCGCCCGCGTCATCCCCCGAGCCCTGCGATCACTCCATTGTGAATCAGATGGAAACCAATGGCGGTCAGTATGTTCGCCGCTGGTGCCACAAGTGCGGGGTGACGATGCCAGCCACCCAGCCGGAAGTTAGCGTAGACCGTGCCTTTGAGCTCGGCTGGCGAATCGCTGCAGAGTGGGCCGGGCGCGATGATTTGATCGCTGACATTGGCTCGCCAGTTTACGAGCAGGATAAGTCGAAAGCGCTCAGCTCAGCCAAACCTCCGCCAGATGCTCCAGACCTAGCCTTTGGCCAGGTGGTGACAGACGGTCAGATCGTTTCCATCTACGCCGGCGCGGAAGGAGCTGAGTTCAAGCTGCTGAGGCATTCCATACATGGAATGCTGTGTGAAGTACGCCGGCCGTGGAGTATGCGCGGAAAATTTCGACCAGCCACCTACGATGAGATGTGCTCTGCATGCCCGCATGACTGGCTCATCCAGCCGTACTGCGATATCTGTTGGCCAACCAAACCTTGTGGGGATGGCCAGTGAGGTACACCCGGCGAGCCGCTAAGCGGGATGTCGCCGAGCCTGTCATCGTGGCTGCGCTCGAGCGCGCGGGCTGGGAAGTTCACCGCGAGCTACCCGTGGATCTGCTGTGCCTCAAGCGCGTCGGTAATGTGGTCAAGGTCCGGCTGCTCGAATGCAAAACGCCGCAGGGGAAGGCCGGCAAGGCGCGCAAGCGCAAAGATCAACCGGAGCAGCTCGCCTTTTGCGAACGCTGGAACGTCGACAAGCCGACGAGTGCATTTGAGGCGTTGCTCGCAGTCGGCGAAAAGGTGGAGCTATGAGTGTGACAACCATCATGGACCGCATCACGCGGCAGGCGATCGACAGCGAGCTCAACAGCTGGGGTCGGTGGATCGAACGGCACGCGGACTACACCGGCCATCCAAGCGTGAATGCAATGGTTGCTCAGCTTTACGGTGCTGGTGGCAGTACACCTGGCCACCGAATTCTGTGCTTGGACATGCCGGATGGCATCTACGCCACGCATGCGCGCATCCTGATGCTGACTGAGAATGAGCGGGAGGCGGTTTATCTGTTCTTCGCGGTCAAGCTGAAGGAAGACGGAACCGTATGGACCATCTCAGAGAAGGCGCGAATCTATGGGATCAGAGAGGAATCGTTGCGCCGTCGACTAGCTCGAGCGCGATACAAGATCCTTGGGTTGCCTGTCCCAGAATTTTTGTCCAAGCAGCCTGTTGCACAGTTGTCCGCTGTAGGATAACGTTGGGTTATTGTCTCTAACTGTCCCCCGAAACCCGCCCAAAGTGGCGGGTTTTTCGTTCTGGTCCCGGCCGCACCCGCCAACATCCCTAAGTTAGTCCCCTAGACAACAGGGCGGGTTGCGGCCTTCTAACTTGGAGCTTCCATGCGTCTCAACCTCACTGCTGCGGTGGTGACGGCAGGCATTTGCCTGATGATTGCCGGGGTAGTTTGGGCGGACGGCACTGAGGAGCGGCAGACGGCGGTAAAACTGTATCGTGGCACGACGATTATTGCCGCGAGCGATCCTTCTCACTCGACCTACCGCGCCAACTTCACGCCTGAAGCTTGTAGAGCGTTGAAGGAGCAACGCTGGAAGGCGGAGGCAGCAACCAAGACGTCGGGATCCAAGGTCACTTACAAGTGCCAGATCGAAGAGCGTTCGATCATCACCTTCCATCCTTCATCGGTGGTGCTGTCGCCGGTTGATTGTGTGGTCAGTGCGTGGGGTGCCTGGAGTGATCCAGCCTGGCTGGCCTGCGCTGATGGCATGCAGAGCCGGTCAGTCGTGCGAACTCGGACCATTGTGACACAGCCGGTGAATGGCGGCGCCGCCTGCCCATCTCTGGTAGAGACTCAGCCACAAACGCGCGTGTGTCCTGGGACTGCGATTCTCTCGTGGACGCCGCCGACGCTTAACACCGACGGTACGGCGAGTGTCAACATCGCCGGATATCGAATTTCCCACGGGCTCACGGCCGACGCACTGACGCAGACTATCCAGCTGGCCAGCCCGGGCACGACACGCTACGTCATCCAACAACTTGCTCCTGGTACGCGCTACTTCGGAGTTAGGGCATATACATCGGCCGGCACAGAAAGCGCGCTTTCGAACGTCGTGAGCAAGGTCATCCAATGAGTGAGGCCCGGCGCAAGCGGCACCTGTTTCAAGGCCAGCAGCTAACGCTGATTGAGATCGCGAAAATCACCGGGATCAACTGGAAAACTTTGAAGAAGCGCGCCCGGCGCGGTATCCCATTTGATCAGCCATTGCGGAGCGCACGCGCATTCCCGAGCGCACACAAAAAGGGTCTGTTGCGGCTCACAGGGGATCGTGATCGTGACCTGAAGGCCATCATTGCTGCTCGCCATAGGGACGTTATCCGCAGGCATCAGCAGGCTGTAGAGGCAGGCCGATGCGAGCAGTGCGTGTGAATAGCTGATGTCGTGGGCAGATACTGTTAGTAGGTGGCGGAGTTGACGTGGGCTAATACATACATTAGCGACGTTGCCGATATCGGAACAGCGCTCGCGACAGATGGCCAGACCGTTGGGATCGAAGTTGGCGGCAGCTTCGCTGGGCTGGGCCAGCAGCTGACATCTGGCAACGGCGCGACGATGGATATCGTCGCCGGCGGCTCGTTCGACGGCGCTGAGAATGCGGTCCGGATCTATCCGCCAACTGCGACGGTAGGCGGTGAGGGGCAATACGCCTGCTGGCTGCGGTTTCTGGATCTCACCGATGGCGTCAACGACATCGGCCAGATGAATTTTCGGACCCTGGTGTACTACGGCCCCAGGTATTTCGATCTAGCTCCCGATGCAAAATGCTGGGGATTCCAGTGCACAACGGTCATTGGTGATAGCCAGAATCATCGGCTCGCGGTGTTCGATCACCGACAGCCAGTTTGGAACAATTGGAAATATCCATACCAAACCGTCACTACCACCCCGAACTTTCATGAGCCGCCGACGTCCGGCTCGATCGATTCCGGTCCCGACGCAAACAAACTCATTGAGATCCGAGGCTCGGCGAATCATGCCGCCGGTCCTCCGCAAACCGGTGGTGAGTGGCTGTGTTTCGAGCAGATGATTGATCTGCGTCAGGATCGAGGCAACGCGAACGGCAGACACAAGGTTCGGGTCACAACGCGTGATGGTGTGGTTGTCCGAACTCTTAGCGTCCCGTTGAACTGGGAACCAAGTTGGGATTTCGACGCGCAATATGCGGGCCAGTTTGAAGGTCTTGGCTTTTACTTCAACACGGTCGGCACGGCGAACGTCGGCAACTATGTTATGTACTCGCACGCGACTTTTGCGGCGAACTTGGGGATTAATGATTGGATCGGGCCGCCGCCGGGGTTCCTGGAGGGCGAAGACGATACGACGCCCAACGCTTTCAGCTTCACCGATCAGACAAGCGTTGCGCTCTCGAGCACGATCACATCGGCGTCGATTACCGTCAGCGGTATCGATGCAGCCGCGACTATCACGGTCAGTGGCGGTAGCTACGACATCAATGGCTCCGGTACGTTCGTAACCTCGTCGGGCACGGTCAACAATGGCGACACCGTGCGAGCTCGGCACACCAGTAGCGCCAGCTATTCAACGGCTACCAACACCGTTGTCACGATTGGCGGTGTTTCTGACACTTTCACAAGCACCACCGAATCTGATCCAGAAGACGACACGACGCCGAATGCGTTTAGCTTCACCGACCAGACGGATGTAGCACTTTCGACGGTCATTACTTCGGCCGCGATTACTGTCTCGGGGATCGACGCTCCAGCCACCATTTCGGTCACTGGCGGCACCTACGACATTAACGCCTCGGGCACCTTCGTTGGCACGTCTGGCACGGTCAGTAACGGTGACACGGTTCGGGCCCGGCACACCAGCAGTTCGAGCAATTCGACCGCTACCAATACTGTCGTAACGATCGGCGGCGTATCTGACACATTCACCAGTACCACCGAAGCTGCTGAGCCTGGTGAAGACACCACGCCCAATGCGTTCACGTTCACTGATCAGACGGATGTCGCGCGCTCGACCGTGATTACGTCAGCCGCGATTACCGTGGCCGGCATAGATGCCCCTGCGACCATCTCCGTGACTGGTGGCACCTACGATATCAACGGGTCGGGGACATTCGTCAGTACTCCTGGGACGGTTGAGGTGGGCGATACGGTCCGAGCCCGGCATACAAGCAGCGCGAGCTACGAGACCGCCACTAACACCGTCATTACGATCGGTGGTGTGTCGGATACGTTCACCAGCACGACCGAGGAATCGGAGATCATCATTCCGGCACATCGATGGTTTAGAGTTCCACGAAGATGACCGAATGCATCGCCACGCTTAAGGTATGCCAGGGCCCACTATCGGTGCTGGACTATGCATTTGACCTGACTGAGCGGTTCGCGATTCTGCGGCAGCCGAACTATCCCTATGCCAATGGTGCCCATGTGCGATCTTTCGATGGAGGCACGGGCTGGCAGTACCAGTCCAGCGGTGGTGTTACAAACGGTGATGACTTCGAGCCTGACTGGCCAACGGAAAGCGGCGAGTCGGTCGAAGATGGCTCACTCACGTGGACGGCGGAGGCGATCACCTACGACAGCCTGCGATACCGGATCGACAGCGTCACCTGGACTCCGCCGGACGGCATCACCTTGACCAATGAGCAGGTCATCGACCTACCGGCCATGCAAGAGGCTCGGGTGACTGTTGCTGGTGGCACGGCAGGCGAGAAGTACCGCATTGTCGGCGTCGTCACAACCACGACCGGGCTTGAGTACGAAGTGCGGATTGAGTTGAAGGTCAAATGAGCAACCCGGTTACAACCAACGAGATTGGCCCTGAGATCTGTGATGCTTTGGGACTGCCGATGAATCAAGTATCGGCGGTTGATCTTCGATTCCGTGCAGGCCAGATTGTCCATGCGATAGTGGAGTTCATTCCTGAGCGTGATCAGCTGGACAAGGTGATGAGCGTCGTCAAGCGGTACCAGATGCACGAGAAATCAGCTGAGGCTGCGCCCGTCGATGGATGAACTAGCCAAAGCCTTTACTCGTCTTGCCGAAGCTCTTGAGCGTCAGGCTCAAGCTATCGACACGCTGGCCCACGTCATCGCATCTCAGTATGTCGAAGAGAGTGAGGACGCGCCAGCGCCGACGACGTATCTAGATGGTACGCCGCTGGATAGCTAGTAGAGCTTCTTCGACCAGAACGGATTCAGATTGCAACACCCGTCGTCTTTACGGCCTACACAGTTGCAATAGTCTGGAAAGCATTCGTGGTAGTTCTCGTCACGGTCGGTGACTTCGATGAGTTGGGTTACTGAATGGGTACGCACGTACTCGCAGAGTGCTTTACCGTTGCTGGTCAGCCAGCCGCCTCGCGGCGATGTGCCGTAATCGAGCACCTGCGCTCGACAGAGAGTAGAGATCAATAGCCATGCCACTGCCGGTGTGCATGCTGCTTCGAGGTCTCGGTAGTTATATCCACCATCATCACGGATGGCGTGGAAAAAACGTTTGAGGGAATCGAATACATGTGGCTCACCGGTTCCGTACCCGTAGCCAAAGTAGTGCGATTCCCAGTCGGTGAAATAGTCGTCAGTGGTTTTCATGGAGCTGGAGAGTAAGGGTGCCGTCCGCGCCTCGCAACCACAAGCCGGCAGCGTATAGCGGAAAGCAGCATGCGCCACGCCGTGATGCAGATCAGCGCACGCGCAAGCGCTTCTATGACTCGGCGCTCTGGCAGCACACACGAGAAGCGAAGCTAAGGCGTGATCCCCTATGCCAGTGCTGTGCATGCGAAGGCAGGGCTGTACAGGCCGAGCACGTCGACCATTGGACACCGCTGGCACAGGGTGGACATCCAACGGCCGACGACAACTTGGTCAGCATGTGTCGCTCATGTCATAGCAGGAAGACTCTGGCAGAGCAGGCAGGCACTGCGTTGCCGAATACTGTCCCGAGTCGACCGCGTTGTATGGGCATCGCATGATAGCTCAGAAGGGGGGACACCCCTATCGGGTGGGGGGTATTTTCGATCTGCCGGCCGTCGCCGCTGCCGAACGCGCGCCCCTCTCTTTTCGCACCTCTCCAGAATTAACTTTTGCTGCGACTGCGCAAGCTGCACCGCCCAATCGCGCCGAACAGTGCGTATGCACACGCACATTTTGATGAGCCGAAGCTAACCGCTGTGTCGCGTCAATAATTTAGATCATCAACTAAAGTTTGATTATGGCTCGTCACCCGCAAAGCCGCGAAGTCGCCGAGCTGAAAGGGGCGACACGTAAACACCCTGAGCGGTATCGCAAGACACCGCCCGCCGTCGAGCAGCCGATCGGAACTGCGCCGGCACATTTGACCGACGAAGCGAAGGCGTGCTGGTTCGAGCTCGAATCGCTGGCGCCGACTGGCGTGCTGAAGGGTGCTGACCGAGTTGCGCTGGAAACATTGGCCAATTTGCTGGCCGAGTATCGGAAGAGCCCGCCCGAGTTCGCGGTTGGCAAGTACACCCATCTAATAGGAATGTTGGCTCGGCTCGGTATGACGCCTGCCGATCGTCAGAAGCTTGGGACTGAGAAGCCTGGCGATGAGGGCAACGAGTTCGATCGATTTTAGGGACCGGAGATTTCGGTGCCGTCGACGTGGTAGCTGACCTTCACGCCGAGGGCTTCACAGAGTTTGACGACGGTGTCGGTTCGAAGATGGGATTTTCCAGCTTCGAAGGTGGCGATGGTCACAGGACTGATGCCCGCAAGGTGGGCGAGCTCCGCCTGCGTCATGCCGCGTAGCGCTCGGATGGCTTTGAGTTTGGGGCCGGTAATCACGGCCGGCATTGTCCCGTTCATAGGCTGAAGAATAAATACAGTAAACTGTTGCAGCAATACAGAAAGCTGTATTAATCTCTCATTCGACGGTACTTTCTACCCAAAGAATGGAGAGCGTGATGGCAAAGCCGAAAGACGAGAGCGAAGTTTTCGTGATGGAAGTGATGCAGGGAGCGATGGACTTCTGCGTCATTGGAACGAGCCCGATCATCTTGAACCGGATGAGTGAGAAGGCACAGCGCGAACTGCTGATGCCGAAGGGTCGGAAGAACGCGGCGGAAAAGGCTTCGACCTTGAAGCACGATCCGCTTGCTGAGTTCCGCGCCTCGCCATACATGTCACAGGGCGACGGCGGCAAAACGCGCTTGCAGCTGCTGGCGTCGATGTTCAAGGGCGCGATGCGTACAGCGGCGCTGGATATCCCTGGCGCGAAGAAGGCGCAGATCGGCCGGCTGGTGTACATCGAGGGCGACCGCGTCGACCTGTTCGGTGTGCCGCAGCTTCTGATGTCGGTAACGCGCTCGGCGGACATGAATCGCACGCCGGACGTGCGCAGCCGCGCGATCGTTCCAGAGTGGGCGTGTCGCATCACGGTCAAGTTCGTGAAGCCGATCATGCGCGAGCAGTCGGTGGCGAACCTGCTGGCCGCCGGGGGCATCACGGCCGGCGTGGGTGACTGGCGCGTTGAGAAGGGCGCTGGCTCTTATGGAACGTTTCGACTGTGTGCGCCATCAGATCCGGATTTCGGGCGCATCACAAAGACGGGCGTGCGCAAAGCCCAGGACGAGGCGCTGGCCAATCCCGAGTGTTACGACGATGAAACGCAGAGTCTCTTATCGTGGTTCGACGTTGAAGTGCAGCGTCGTGGTTTCAAGGTGGCGTGACAATGGAAAACATTGCGCAAATTCGCGAGAGAATAGATGAGATCGCCGCCAGAAGTGGCGGGCGCATTCGCCCCGACGCCGTTGTCGAAGATGCTCGCGATCCAGATAGCCCGCTGCATGACAGATTTGAGTGGGATGTCAGCAAGGCTTCGTATGCGCACTGGCTCGACACAGCCCGCGAATTGATACGTGTTGTGCGCGTGATGAGCAGGACAGACGCCACAATTGTCACTTCGGTTGCTTACGTTCGTGACCCGTCTGTGCCGGCGCGTGAGCAAGGATATATCAGCATCACGGCACTTCGTGACGATGAAGAGCTTGCGCGCAGGGCCATCATCTACGAGTTTGCTCGTGCGCAGGCGGCGCTAACTCGGGCCCAGGAGGTCGCGGCGGCGCTGAATCTGCGCTCCGAAGTTGATCGCCTGATTGCTGGCGTCAACCGCGCGAAGTCGAAGGCAGAGAAGCGTAAGCCGGAGAATCGGCCGAACGCATAGGCAAGGCGGGCTAGGTAGGGGCTGGCTGGGTATAGTCCGGCTCGGAGGGCGTGGCGGGGCTAGGCAGGCGCGGCGTGAAGGACTAGGCGAGGTTGGCGTTTGGTATGGCCTAACGCGGATTGGCGAGGCAGGCCGGGTTAGGTGCGGCCGGGCCGGGCAAGACCGGGCGAGGCAGCCACGGTGAGATAAGGTCAGGTGCTATAGGCGAGATGTGGCTTGGCAGGCAAGGCGGGGATTGGTTGGGCGTGGCAGTGAACGGCGCGGTCTGTTACGGCCGGGTGAGGCATGACCGGCAAGGCCGGGCAAGATGGGGCTTGTTGCGGACTGGTCGGGCCGGGTTAGGCGTGGCGGGCGTGGCGCGGTCGATTGCGATACGGCAAGGAGAACATGGCTTGGTCGGGCGAGGCCGGCGAGGTGAGGTTAGGCCAGATGAGGCCAGTTGAGAAACGGTGAGGCAACAAGGGCGACTTCGGTCGCCCTTTTCTTTGGCGAATGGAAACATCATCTGATCGAGCGAAACATTACGCGAGAGATGTAGTTGACGGACGTGTCGTCGCCGGCAAGTACGTTCGCCTGGCGTGCCAACGTTTCCTTGCTGATCTGGAGCGTACGGATTGGCCGTACTACTTCAATGAAGACGCCGCGAATCGCGCGTGCGAATTCATGCAGCGAATGCCTCATACAAAGGGTCGATGGGCCGCGCAGCGCGACCGACTGAAGTTTCAGCCGTGGCAATGTTTCATCGAAGCCAATCTTTTCGGTTGGCTCCATCGCGACACTGATAAGCGCAGGTTTCGAGAGTCTTTCGAGGAAGTTCCTCGAAAAAACGGCAAGAGTATCCGTCTCGCGGCCCGCGGAATCTATCTGTTCTGTGCCGATGGTGAAGCTGGCGCAGAGGTGTACTCCGGCGCGACGACTGAAAAACAGTCTCACGAGATTTTCCGCCCGGCATGGCAGATGGTGCAGAAGCTGCCGGCGCTGCGTGACCGATACAGCATCGACCAGTCAGGGAATGCGAAGAACCCGGGCCCGCTGTACATCACCAGCGATATGTCGAAGTTCGAGACGATGATTGGAAAGCCGGGTGACGGCTCCAGCCCGCATGCGGCTCTCATTGATGAATTTCACGAGCATGACAGTGACCACATGACCGACGCGATGCGAACGGGCATGGGCGCTCGCGAGCAGCCATTGCTGTCGATCATAACGACGGCCGGATCGAATCTAGGCGGCCCCTGTTACGAAAAACGTAGGGATGTGATTCGCATCCTGGAACGACAGGTCGAAGACGAGACGCAGTTCGGCATAATTTATGGGATCGACGAAGAGGACGATTGGCAGGACCCGGCCAGCCTGAAAAAAGCGAACCCGAATTTCGGTGTCAGCGTCTTTGAAGACTTCCTGCTGGCGCAGCTCGCGCAAGCGAAGCGCTCGGCGACCAAACAAAACTCATTCCGCACCAAACATCTAAACGAATGGGTTGGTGCGCGTACCGTCTGGATGAACATGCTCGCCTGGCAGCGCCAGAAGCGGGTGATGACTGTAGAAGACTTCCGCGGCGTGCCGTGCTGGATGGGTGTGGACCTTGCCAGCAAGCTGGACGTCGCGGCTCTGGTGATGTTGTTTGAGCGTGGCCAGGAATCATTTTGCATCCCGCGGTTCTACGTTCCCGAGGCAGCGCTTGAGGAGAACGATAAGTACCGCCAGTTTGCGACGAGCGGTGATCTGATTGTCACTCCGGGCGCACAGACCGACATCGCGTTCATCGAGGAAGACATCAAGCGGTTCGCGTCTATCGTGGACCTGCAGGACGCCGGCTTCGATGACTGGCAGGCGAACGACCTGATGAACCGCCTGCAGAGCACGAGCCTCAAGGACAAAGTCGTCAACTTCAATCAGACGGTGCGCAACATGAGCGAACCGATGAAGGAAGTTGAGGCGCGCGTCATCAGTCGCCGCCTTTGGCATGACGGCAACCCGGTGATGACGTGGATGATGGGCAACGTCGCGGCGAAGATCGACGCGAAAGAGAACATCTATCCGCGCAAGGAAAACGAGCACGACCCTCGGTGCAAGATCGATGGTCCAGTTGCCTTGGTCATGAGTATGGGCCGTGCACTCGGTACTCGCGAGCCCGAGAAGAAGTATCAGGTGATGTTTGTCTGATGCCGAACAGTTCCATCTGCAAGACGCCTATAGGGGTGTCGAGTGGAAGGGTCCTGGATCAGTGATCCGTCTGGATATCGATAAACGATAGTGCCATCGGAAAGGCAGAGATCCTTCCGGTGGCCCGTCCCGCCGCGCACGAGGACTGCAATGACGTCCAGACCGGACTGTTGCGCCAATTTGCGCGTGTTTTTCTGACTCATCAGTTGGCGTGCCATAGGGCCGATTCTAACACCCGCATCCGATGCGGGTTTTCCAATTCTGGAGTGTCCAAATGCTTAAGCGAGCGCACAGCCTGCTTGAGATCAAAGCCTTTGACGAAGACAAGCGTGAGCTCACTGGAATCGCGACGACTCCGACCGTTGATCGCATGGGCGACATCGTCGAGCCGAAAGGCGCGGAGTTTCAGTTGCCCATTCCATTTCTGTGGCAACACGACGCTACAAAGCCGATCGGCCACGTCACCAAGGCGAAGGTCACGAAAGAAGGCATCGAAGTCACCGTAAAGTTGGTCACTCCTGATGCAGATTCGCCTCCGGCCTGGGCAGAACGCCTGAACAATGCATGGGCCGATATCAAGAGCGGCCTCGTACGGGGTCTTTCAATCGGATTCCAGTCGATTGAGGCGGCGCGCATCGAAGGCACGTACGGCGTCAGATTTCTTAAGTGGCTCTGGCTCGAGCTGAGCGGAGTCACTATCGCCGCGAACGGCGATGCATCGATCCAAACAATCAAGTCGATTGATCGCCAACTGCTGGCCGCGTCAGGCCGTGAGCAGCGTGGCGGCGTCGCCTTGATCAAATCTTCCCCGGCGTCTCGGGACATCACTCCGGTCCGCAAGCGCGGCCCGGTGCAACTCATCCCGAGGAATTACGACCGTGGCAAAGAAGACCCTGCAAGATCAAATCAAGGATCTTGAAAACACCCGCGCAGCGAAGCTTGCGCGTCTCAATGACATCACCCAGAAGACCATCGACGAAGAGCGTGGTCTGGACGAAGCGGAAGGCACCGAAGCCGACGATCTGACTGCGGACATCGAATCGGTCGACAAGGATCTCGTTCGCCTGCGCAAGCTGGAAGGATTGAACGTTTCCAAGGCGGCTCGTGTCACCGTCGATGCAGGCATCGATGAGAAGGAAGGCTCGCGTCAGCGCGGCGGTACGCCGCACATCGTGCAGCTCGACAAGAAGCGCGAGAAGGGTCTCGACTTCGCGCGGTATGTCGGATGTTTGGCCGCGGGAAAGGGCAGCATCTCTGATGCCCTGAGTTTCGCGAAAGGGCGATTCAAGGACGATGCGAACCTGCACAAGGCGCTGGAACTGCGTACGCGCATGTCCGCCGAGCAGATCGTCAAGACCGCGGTCGACGTCGGCACCACGACTGACTCCGATTTCGCTTCGCCGTTGGTGTACTACACCAACATGGTGAACGACTTCATCGATTTTCTGCGGCCGCAGACGATCATCGGTCGTATCCCGAACCTGCGACGTGTTCCGTTCGATATCCGCATGGCCCGGCAAACCGCTGGTGCCACCGCCCAGTGGGTGGGTGAGGGCGCTCCGAAACCGCTGAGCCGTCAGGCGTTCGATGCCATCACGCTTGGCCACACCAAGCTGGCGGTCATCACTGCCATTACCGAGGAACTGGCTCGCTTCTCGAGCCCATCGGCCGAAGCCATCATCCGCGGTGATCTCGCCAAGGCGGTGGTCGAAGTCATGGATTCGGACTTCGTGGATCCGGACAACTCTGGATCCGCCAACGTGAAGCCCGCTTCCATCACCAACGGCGTGACGGCGGCAGGCAGCGGCGGCACTTCCGAGGCGAACGTCCGAACGGATGTGAACACGCTGTTCGGCGAGTGGATCACCAACAACAAGGGTGTCGTCGGCGGCGTGTGGATCATGCCCACAGTCGTCGCGATGCGCTTGTCCACCATGGTGAACTCGCTGGGTCAGATGTCGTTTCCGGGCATCTCGGCGGAGGGCGGAAGCTTCTTCGGCCTGCCGGTTGTGACTTCCCAGTCCAACGGCCTGCTGAATACCTCGGCCAACGGCAAGATCGTCATTTTGGCGAACGCGCCGGAGATCCTGCTGGCGGATGACGGCCAGGTGTCGATCGATGTTAGCCGCGAGGCATCGTTGCAGATGGACGATGCGCCGACCAACCCGGTCACTGCGTCCACCGTTCTGGTCAGTCTCTGGCAGCACAACATGCTGGGCATCAAGGCTGAGCGGTTCGTTAACTGGACGAAGGCCCGTTCGACGTCGGTGTCGTGGCTCAACTCCGTCAACTGGGGCGAGTAAGCCCAACTCCGAGGAGCCTGGGCGACCGGGCTCCTCTTTCCCGAGGTATTCATGAAACTCATCGCGAATAAAGAGATGTACTACGGGGGCAGAATCATCGTGGCCGATGAAGAGTTCGATTGCGATGAGAAGTTTGTCGATGTGCTCTTGTTGGCTCAGGCAGCGCGGAAGACCGAAGTCGAAGGCCGGCGCAAGAATCGCGGATACAAGCGCCGCGACATGACGGCTGAGGATCGATAGTGAAGAAGCAGGTCGCCGCCCTGTTCTATAAAGCGGCCTCGTATCTCTCGCCCATCGGAGGCAGCACGTGGTCATGGTGGCCGCGCGTGCTCGAGTCCTTTACGGGCGCCTGGCAACAGAACGTTGAAATAGACCGCGCAACGGTCGTACAAAACTGGGCTGTATTTTCGTGTGCGACGCTGATTGCCGGCGACATCGGCAAGATGCCGGCGACGGTGATGAACTACGACAGCACACAACGCATTTTTGTAGCGACGCGCGAGCGTCCATTACTGCGTAAGCCCAATCGCTATCAGACCTACTGCGAGTTCATGCGGCTATGGGTACTGTCACTGCTTTTGAATGGCAACACCTACATCCTCAAGCAGCGTGACGAGCGTGGCTTCGTAGTTGCACTGTATATCCTGGATCCGTGCAAAGTGATGCCCTTAATCACTGAGGATGGCGGTATCTACTACCAACTCAGTGAGGATCGGCTTTCCAATGTCGAAGAAAGCATCGTCGTACCTGCGAGTGAGATGATTCACGATCGGTTGTGGACGCTGTACCACCCGCTCATAGGTGTATCTCCAATATTCGCCTGTGGTATCGCCGCCATGCAGGGCGCAGCGATCCAGCAGAACAGTGCACTGTTGTTTGCAAACATGAGCCGGCCGAGCGGTTTGCTCACCGCGCCGGGCTCCATTTCCGATGAGACTGCTGGGCGATTGAAGACCGCTTGGCAGGAGAACTACAGCGGTGCCAACTTCGGCAAGGTTGCAGTGCTCGGCGATGGCCTGAAGTACGAAGCCATGACGATCACTGCCGAGGACTCGCAGCTTATCGAGCAGTTGAAGTTCACCGGCGAGATGATCTGCGCAACGTTTCACGTCCCGCCGTACAAACTAGGGCTGGGACAGATGCCAACGACGAATAACGTGGCGGCGCTGAACCAACAGTACTACGACCAGGCGCTGCAGCCGATCGTCGAGAACATCGAGCGTCGCCTCAAGGAAGGGCTTGAGGTGGGCGATCCGTCTGAAGTGTGGCTCGACGAAGGGGTGTTGCTGCGAATGGATCCGGCGACTCGGCTGGATTCGCACATCAAGGCGATCAGCGGCGCATTGCTCGCGCCGAACGAAGCGCGTCGCATGGAGAACTGGGCGCCTCAGGTAGGAGGCGACGTGCTCTACCTGCAGCAGCAGAACTTCAGCCTTGCAGCTCTCGCCAAGCGAGACGCAAAAGACGATCCGTTCGGCAAGTCGGATACACCCGCACCAGCGCCCGCGCCGCCGGTCAATGATGAGTCAGAGGAACGTCGTGCCGAGTGGAATCGAAAATCACTCGACGCGCTCAAGTTGGAGCTGTTAGCCGCATGAACGACCCGGTTGAATGGGCCAAGTCAGTTGCGGCCATCGTCAAGGAGTACTGTGGGAAAGCCATTGGGCCGATTGTCGAGCGATTGACGGCGCTCGAGCAGCTCCAGCCGGAGAAGGGCGAGAAAGGCGATCCCGGCGAGCGTGGCGCTCCCGGCGAGTCCATCAAGGGTGATCCGGGCGAGAAGGGTGAGGTGGGCCCTCCCGGAGATCGGGGCGAGAAAGGAGAAGACGGTGTTGACGGTAAGGATGGTGCGTCTGGCACAGATGGCCGAGACGGTATTGATGGAAAAGACGGAGCACCGGGACAGCCTGGAGCAGACGGCAAGGATGGTCGTGACGGTGTTGATGGGAAAGATGGCATCCCTGGCCGCGATGGGGTCGACGGCAAGAGCATCACCATCGACGATGTACGCCCAATTATCGATGGTTTTCTCAAGTCCATCCCGTTGCCGCAGAACGGGCGCGATGGCGAGCGCGGATCCGACGGCAAGTCAGTCACCGTTGACGATGTTCTTCCGCATTTCCAGCAAGCGTTCGACAAGTGGGCGCTAGATTTCGAGCGGCGCGCACAGGACATCCACACGCGTCTGCTGGCGTCCTTCGACAAACCGAAGGATGGCCGTGACGGTGTGAACGGAAAGGACGGGGCAGACGGCCTTGGTTTCGATGATCTGCGCGTCGAGCACGACGGCGAGCGCGCTTTCACGTTTATCCACGAACGGGGCGAGCAGCGCAAAGAGTTCAAATTTACGGTTCCGGTCGTGCTCGAGCGCGGTGTATACAAGGCCGATCGCACATACGAGCGCGGTGATGCGGTGACGGCCGACGGTAGCTACTGGATCTCGCAGAAGGACGCGCCGAGTGGGAAGCCCGGTCAGTCACCTGACTGGCGCCTTGCCGTGAAGAAAGGTCGTGACGGGAGGGGCTCCTGATGGCGCTCATCACCGTTGAGCAAGCGCTGCTGCAGATCCGTGGCGGCGACGAGGTCGATGAGGACGAGCTCCAGGAAGTCGTCGATGCCGCCTCAGCGATGGTGCTGAACTATCTCAAGAGCGCATCCCCATATGTGGCGGAGATCGACAGCGCCGGCGATCCGGTGGTCGATAGCAATGACGATATCGTCTACACCGAGGTCGTCCGGCCGGAGGTGCAGCAGGCCACGAAGATTCTCGTCGGATACTTGTGGCGCAACCGGGACGAGGGTGGAGAAGGTAGCTTCAGGCCGGTATTTGATCAGGGGCATCTGCCGATGCCCGTGACGGCCATCCTCTACCCGTTGCGCGATCCAGCGTTGGCTTAGTCATGCCGACGTTAGCAGCTGGTCGCCTTCGGCACCGAATAAGCATTCAAAGGCAGCACAACGCGCAGGATCCTGCGACGGGCGAGATGCGAACCGTTTGGCAGGACTTCGCAACGAATGTGGCCGCAGCGATCGAACCATTGAGTGTGCGCGAGTTTATCGCAAGCCAGCAGATGCAGAGCCAGATCACCGCACGAATCACGATCCGTCATCGCCAGGGGCTGACTGCGCAAATGCGCATCCTTCATCCGAGCACCGGCAAGATATACAACCCTGCCGGATGGCTGGCAGACCCTGACAGCGGCCTCGAATACGTCACTGCCCCGTGCAGTGAAGGCGTGAACGACGGAGCGTGATTGGACTTCGTCGTGCTCGCCACTGGTCAGTCGGTAACGGCTGAGCAAGTGGAATACGTTCGCGAAGTGCATGAAGCTGGGAAGTGCGGCGCTGTGGCCATCTCGGACATGTACAAGCTGGCGCCATGGGCCGATGCGATCGTGAGCAACGACAGCAACTGGTGGTTGAACAACCCGGACGCGTCGAAGTTCCAGGGTCGCAGATTCTGTGGCGTGCCTTATCCCGGTGTGGAGCGCCTGGAGCAGACCGGCGAGTTCAATTCCGGGGTGAACAGCGGCCTGCAAGGCATGCGCGTTGCGCGGGACGTGTTTCGCGCGAGCCGTATCCTGTTGCTCGGCTTCGACATGCACGGCACGCATTACTTCGGCGCGCACCCCGAGCCACTGAAGAACACGACGCCCGCAAGGTTCGCGGCGTTTCTAAAGCAGTTCGACGGCTGGCGTCAGGGCGAGGTCATCAACTGCACGCCGGGTTCGGCGCTGAAACGGTTTCCAATGGGCGAGTTGCGTGAAGTTATTTGTTCTTGACGAGCGTCACGTGTGGTTCGAGTCGCTCATCAAAGCGGCAAAGGCCCGCGGGTACGATGCCCGGCGGATCTTCCGCGGCGAGGAAGTGAATACAGACGGCGTCGGCTTCATTCGGTGCCATGCCGAGCCGCAGGCGCTGCAGAGGAACCAGCGCGACTACGACCTGATGTCCGCTCGATTGACGATGGTTCAGGACGAGGCACAGGTCAGGGTGTACGAGGCCAAGTCCGAACAGTTTCGGCGCTGGTCGGAATGGATGCCGCCGACGTGGCGATTCACGGATCGCGACGAGGCTTTGCAGTTTTGCGAGCAGTCCGCGCCCTATCCGCTGGTCAGCAAGGCGGATGTAGGCGCCAGCTCTGTCAACGTTCGCATCCTGAAGAACAAGCACGAGGCGATTGCGCACGTGGCGTCGCTGTTCGCTGCGGGCGTTCCAGTGCATCACTGCGCCGGGAATGCACGATCGGTGCAGAAAGGCTACGCACTTCTGCAGCAGTTCATTCCGCACACGGTGACGTGGCGTGTGAATGCAGTTGGAACGAAGCGAGCGGCATTCATGCGGTATTGCTACCCAGATAAACCAGTCGCGCAGACCGGAAACGTCGGGCCGGTCATGACGGTGACGCCGCAGGTTCAGTCGCTGCTCGCGTATGCCGATCAGGTGTTTGCTGCAATCGACACACGTTGGTGTGCAATCGACGTCTTGCAGGACGGCGACCAGTGGCGATTTATCGAATCCAGTTTGGCTTTTCCCTGGCCATCGCCCGGAGCGTGTGGCGCTGCCCCGTTTTTCGGATCTGGGAAGACGTGGAATCAGATTTGGGATGTGATGTTGGACGAACTCGAGGCTGGAACGTGGCAGAAGAAGCACTAGCGATAGCAACCCAAATCGCCGCACGTCGTCCGCTGTGGCGTCGATTTCTTTCGCGAGTGTTCGTCATATACATCGTTCTGAACATGGCCCTCTGTGCGGTTGTGTTCTTGCCGTGGGCATTGCCTCGCGAAACCATCTCAGGGCTGCTGGGCCGCTGGATCTCGACCGAACGTGGATGGAAGCGCGCCGCCGGGTTGTTTCTGGGCGCGCTCGCGGACTACATCTATTTCTGGGAACCCGATCACTGTGTCGAGGTGTACAAGTGCGAGCACCGGGCGCGAGAGGTTCTCTATCCATGCTGAGTTTGACAGATACATCTTGTCGGTGTCGGCTATGCGCCGGTACAGGGGATAATAGAAGCGGGCTTGTCATGCGAGTGAACAATCACATCTGTCCACGATGTGGTGGCTACGGGCAGGTTCCTCCATCCGGCGACAACCCGAAGGTTCTAACGGAGCAGGATCGCGCATATGCCGCAGGCAACGGCATAGTCACATGAGAGACCGCATCGTCGCTCACCGCGGCAATGCGCTTGAGCACCGGGAAAACTCAGTCGCCGCAATACGCTCTGCCGTTGAACTCGGTGCTCGGTTTGTCGAATTAGACGTCCAAATGTCCAGCGACCAAGTGCCCGTCCTGATGCACGACGCTTGTTTGCTCAGGTTGTTCGGCAAAGACCGTGATTCGTTCGATACGAGCGCCGAAGGATTGAAGTTTCTCGGTGTCGAGACCTTGTCGGAAGGCATTGCGGCGTTGGGAGAGGCGACCGCATTCATAGAGATCAAGCGCGACGGCGTGACCAAGTTCGGCGCACGAACGGTCGTGGATCGGGTGTGCGAGGTGTGCCCCCCGGATCGGTGCGTGATCGTCTCATTCGATCACGATGCGGCGCTACTTGCTCGGGTCAAGGGTTATCGGATTGGCTTCGTCCTTCCCGACTTAGGCCCGAAAAGTCAGGCGGCCTGCGATGTACACAAGCCCGAGTACGTGTTCATTGACCAGAAGCACGTTACGGGGCAGGTGTGGCCCGGCTTCCTATGGGTTTCATACGAAGTCGCGGATAGGGCGATGGCTGCGCGCCTGATGGGGTACGGAGTGCACCTGCTAGAGACGATGCGCGTGCGGCAGTTGATGCAATGATTGCTGTTATCGCGTTTAAGTGGTCAAAGCCTGGCTACCGCAGCACGTTCTTACCGGTCCATGTAAACACGCTCCGGCGCATGGTGGCGCGCCACTATCCGCATCCGTTCCGCTTCATCTGCGTGACGGACGATGCGACTGGGCTGGATCCTGAGGTCGAGCACATTCCGCTGTGGGACGACCACGCCGCCATCCCGAATCCTTCATGGCCCGCCGGCCCGAGTTGCTATCGACGGCTGAAGGTGCATTCCGATTGGTTTGCCGATCTGATTGGCCGCGGCACGCGCATGGTGCTCATGGATCTGGATGTAGTGGTTACTGACGACCTGACGCCGATTTTCCACCGCGAAGAACCCTTCCTGATGTGGGAGACCGGGAATCCGGCAATCACGCACTGCGCGTCAATGGTGATGGCTACCGCGGGCGCCCACACCGACATATGGGACACCTTCGATCCGGTGAAATCGCCGCGCCTCGCGACTCAAGACGGCAAGATGAAGGGCTCCGATCAATCGTGGCTCTACTACGTCATGCGGAAGAAGCTAGCGGGTTGGGGGCCAAAGCACGGTGTCTACTCTTATCGCGACCACTGCGTGAAGCAATTCCAGAGCAAGTTACCCAAAGGTGCCCGCATCGTGATTTTTCATGGCCGGCCGGATCCTTGGTGTTACTCGGCGCTTCAGGCGTCGCCCTGGATTCACGATCACTACTACTAGACATGACGCCCGCAGTCTTTGCCATCGTCGCCGCATCCGCGCCCTGTAGAGCGGCGCTGGGATCGCCGCCGAACATGCGCTTCTATCCGTTCGGTGAAGCGCCCCAGGACAAGCCTCCTGTGTATGCCGTGTGGCAAATGCCGTTCAGCACGCCGGCCAACTATCTCGGTCAGCTTCCGGATCTGGACGATTCTCGCGTGCAGATCGACGTGTACGGCGCTACCCAGGCAACTACCGATGCGGCTGCGGTCGCCATTCGAAATGCAATCGAGCCGCACGCTCATATGGTCAACGCCATCCAGCGCCCTCGTGATCCGACGACCCGAAATTACGGCTACATGCTCGATTTCGAGTTCTTCACAGATCGATGACGACATGCGTGGTGCTTGCCACGGGACAAAGCTTATCGCCCGAGCAGATCGAGCACGTAAGGCAGGCGCACGACGAGCAGCGCTGCAAAGCCGTTGCGGTCTCGAATGCCTACCAGCTCGCGCCTTGGGCGAATGCGATGGTGAGCAATGACATCAAATGGTGGAAGCAGCACCCCGACGCACTGAAGTTTGGCGGGCGCAAGTTTTGCGGAGGCGAACACAGGGGAACTGAGAGGCTTAAGCCCGAGCCAATGTTCCCCACTGGATCAAACAGTGGGTTACAGGGAATGCGCGTAGCTCTGATGTTGGGTGCGACACGCATCATTCTGCTCGGCCTCGATATGCGCGGTACGCACTACTTCGGCAAGCACCCAGCGGGACTGAAGAACTCAACTCCCGCTGATTTTCATCGCATGCTGCGGCAGTTCCAGCGCTGGAAGTCTGACGCGGAAGTAATCAATTGTTCTCCGGGGAGCGCACTGACTTGCTTCAAGACCGCAAGCCTGTTCGACGTGCTGTGACGTCATGCAAGCCATGCGCGGCAGCCCGTCGGTTCATGCCACAGAAGCTTCGTGAGCGCCTGGAACGACTGGAACAACGATGGCGGAAGTTGAAGGTCTCGGCGAACTCCTAAGGACACTTGAGGCGCTCCCGCGAGAGATCGTGAGCGTCAAGGGTGGTCCAGTCCGAGTCGGACTTAGAAAGGCTGGACAAGTTTTTCAGCGGGCCGCCAAGGCGAACATCGATCGCATCGTCGCGGAACCTAACAAAGACGGCCGTCCGAGTGTGTCTACCGGCACGCTAAAGAAGGCTGTGATTGTCAGCAGAGATCCGAACCCCCAGAGATCCGGCGCAAACGAGCGCGTTCTGGTGAGGCTAAGGCGAAAGGATCGTGCGCCGAATGGAGCTTCGGTGCATGCATACGGCGGAATGCTTGAGTTTGGTAATGAGCAAGTTCCTGCAAAGCCTTGGCTGCGCCCGGTGGTGCCGGAGAAATCGTCCGAAGCGCTGAGCGTATTTATTTCGGAGTCGAGAAAGGCCATCGATCGCGCAGTGAAGAAAGCGCGTCGCAGATGATTTCAAGTTGAGTTTGTAACCTGTTGAGAAGCCCGTCTTGAGCGGGCTTTTTTGTGCCCGCCACGTGCGGGTTTTTTCATTTTGGGAGACTGAAACGTGGCGAAGCGAACACAGGGCACGATGCTGTATGTCATCGTGCCGGCCGATGAGTCGAACCCTGCAGAACTACTGCGGATCGGGTGCGTGACGAATCTCACTGGTGTGAGCGCTTCGCGCGATCAGATCGAGACGACGTGCTTGGAATCGCTGGCGCGTACGTACGAAGCCGGCATGCCAACGCCAGGCACGGCGACATTCACCGTGAACTTTGATCCGGAGGATGCAACGCATCTCGCGGTCCATCAATTGTTCCGTTCCGGAGATAAGGTTGATTGGGCGATCGGCTGGTCGGATGGCACTACCGCTCCGACGCTAGGGTCTGATGATGTTTTCGACCTTCCAGAAACGCGCTCGTGGATTCTCTTCAACGGTTTCGTATCCGACGTGCCGTTTGATTTCGCGCTCAACACGGTGGTGACGTCAAACATCAGCATTCAAGTCTCCGACTTCCCGGAAATCTTCCCGCGGACGGAAAGCTGATATGGACTTCGATACTGAACGTCATGCAGTGACGGTGAAGCACAAGGGTAAGGAAGTCACTTACTACATCCGGGAACTTGGGTACTACGAGTTCCAGGAACTCAACCGGGAAGCGGCACAAGCGTACCCGGACAGCGACGACAGCGATCGTCGTGGACTGAAGGTCTTGCACGACACTGCAGTGGCTGCGATTGAGGACAAGGCCGGTAGTCGAGTGTTCACACTTGAGACATGGAAGAGGCTCCCGAAAGAACCTGCCACTGTGCTGACAAACGCAGCGATGAAGGCTCAAGGGATTGACTTGCAAAAGGCTTCAGATGAAGCGTCTCCAGAGGCTGATGCGGCCTCGCAGGGAGATAGCGCGGGAAACGTCTAACGGTCGTCGATCTTTGGCACGAGATCGCGTGCGCAATTGGGCGACCGGTACGCGAATGCAAACGAACGTTTACTCACAAAGAGTGGATCGACTGGATCGAGTATTTCGAGAGGAATGGCAGGCTCGACCCCATTCGTCTCTACGACAGGGGATCTGCGCAGTTGTGCTCAATCGTGGCTAAGGCGTTGGGAGGTACTGGGAACATGGAAGATTTCCTGCCGTACAAGCCGAAGCCGAAAGGTCTAAACCTAGATGACGTCGTCAAAGCCTTTGGCATGGTGAAGAATGGCCGGTCTCGGTAGTCTCTTTATTGATCTTCTGCTGCGCTCTGGCAAGTTCGAGACGGACTTGGGGCGCAACGCGCGTCTTGCGGATCGGCGCGCAAAGGAGATAGAGAAATCATTTCAGTCGATGGGTTCCAAGATAAGTCGCGCTCTTGGCGGTCTTGGACTTGGAATTTCATTTGCTGCCATCGTTGATGCTACCGCGCAGGCAGAAAAAGCGATGGCGGCGCTGGAGGTCGCCGTAAAGAACAACGCCGGCGCTGCTGGTCTAACGACATCAGAACTAGCGAACATGGCTTCGGAACTCCAGAAGCTGTCTACGTTCGACGATGAAGCGATCATGGGGATGCAGTCGCTTCTGCTCACATTCAAAGAGATTGGCGGAACGGAGTTCAAGCGAGCCCAGTCTGCAATTCTTGATCTATCTACTGCCCTCGGTCAGGACCTCAATTCAGCGGCCATGCTTGTCGGCCGCGCGCTTGCTGACCCGGTCGCTGGAATGAAGCGGCTATCTCGGGCTGGTGTTGTACTTGCTGACGACCAGAAGAAACTCATTAAGCAGCTCGCCGAAACTGGGCAGATGTCCAAAGCACAGGGCCTGCTGTTAGAACAGTTGGAGGCACGTTTCGGAGGAGCTGCACAAGCCGCAAGAAATACGTTCGGCGGAGCACTTGAGGGAGTAAAGAACGCTTTCGGAGATTTGTTGGAGCAAAAAAGCGGGCTGCCAGGTGCGATATCGGCCCTTCATGAGCTTGAGGAATCGCTGCAGAATCCAGGGCTGAAAAGCGGGTTGGACGGGTTGACCGGTGGGTTATTGGCGGCCGGCGGAGCAGCGTTAAAGCTACTGGCGGCGGCCGGGAACTTTGTTCAAGTGTTCTCGAACGTTGGATCTTTGATAGACAACAAGTTGTTTGGAGATGAACTCCCGGTTGATCTGAAGGTCAGGTTGCAAGAACCAAGTGATGCGGATATCGCGGAACTAGAGGCGGCGTTAGCGCGTGCGATGCGCCTCAGAGCAAATAAGAAGCTCGTGTTCTTTGGTAAGGATGGAATCGTCAAGTGGTATAGCGATGAAGAGCTAGATGCCGAGATCGCGGCACTCACAAAGAAGATCGAGGATGCCAAGGCTCCGAAGCCGTCATCTAGCAGTGGACCTCCAGCTCCTCTTCCCCCATCCGAAGAGTTCGTAAAGCTCTCTGACAAACTCAATGAGCAAATCGCGCTTTATGGCAAGGTCGGTAAGGCCGCGGAGATCAGCTATCAGATTCAGTCAGGTGCATTAGATGAGCTAAGCAAGTCGGAACAGGAACAGATTCTGGCACTGGCTCGCCGCTATGACACAGTTGTGAAATCTGCCGAAGCTCAAAAGAAATTCGTGGAGGAGCAGAAGAAGGCAGCAGAGGAGCAGCAGAAGGCGGTCGAAGAAGTGCAGAAAATGACGCAATCGCTGGAGCAGCAGATTGCGACATTCGAGATGGGCGAGACGGCAACCCTTGCCTATCGAGTGGCGCACGGCGATCTGGCCGTGGCATTTACGCAGGCAGGCGAGAACGGCGAGATGCTGAAGGAGAGGTTGCTCGACCTGACGTTACAACTGGAGATAATGACCGAGGCTGCTAATGGTGCGGCCGAGGCGGTATCCGAATTCGCGAGCCAGAATAGCGAAAGCCTGGACCAGGGAATTGAGTCCTTCGAGAAGGACTTCGAGAAACGGTTCCTTGATGGTCTCGATACTCTAACAATCTTTCAGGAGCAGGCGGCGCGTAATACGCAGGACATCATTGCGGACACGCTTGTGTCTGGATTCGATGAGGGTTTGGATGGGGTGGTGAAATCTTTCGGTGAGATGATCAAGAAGCTTATTGCTCAAGCTGTGGCTGCTGACATTGCAAAACGACTCTTCGGCGCAGCTGGCGGCGGTACCGGAGGCGGATGGATCGGCATGGCTGCAGGGGCACTGGGTTACGGAGGTGCCCGGGCGATTGGCGGTCCCGTGCTTGCTGGCATGAACTACCGCGTCAACGAGCGAGAGCCGGAATTTTTTCGTCCTCGAGTGGGCGGCGACATCATCCCGCTGTCTAAGATGCCGAACATGGGTGGTGGCATGGTCGTGAATCAGACCTTCAGCGTTCGCGCCGAAACTGGTGAGCGCGTCAGTCGAAGCACCGAGCAGCAGATCGCGGCCGCGGCATCTCGTGGGATGGCCATGGCCAGCAGGCGTAATAACTGATGCTGATACCTGACACGACGGAAATCTTCCCCGGATGTCCTTCGTTCGGCTTCACAAGCGGCCCCCGTTACAAAGTCAAGATCATAGAGCGCGAGGGCGGGCACGAACGCCGCACTCGAAAATGGTCTAGACCATTGCATCGCTACGTGGCCGTGCCGATGGGAAACCGTGTTGAGGAAGAGATCCAGGAGATCCTGTATTTCTGGCATGCGATGGGCGGTATGGCCACTGGCTTCCGTCTCAAGGACCACGCAGACTACAAGAGCTGCAAAACTCATGAGACGCCGACGCCCTTGGACCAGGGGTTAGTTTTCGAGGAAGACAGCCCGTCTGGTTATCAATTGGTGAAGTCATACGCATTCGGATCGCTTCTGCAGATTCGAGAAATATACAAGCCCAAGGGCGACACAATCCGTGTGGCGAATGAGTCTGGCGTTGAGCAACCTGAGAGTTCGTGGACGCTAGACGAGGGGACTGGCCTACTAACGCCAGAAGAATCATTCGTAGGAACTCCGACAGCGTGGGGTGGTGAATTCTACGTGTATGCACGCTTTGACAGCGTGTTGGATATCGCGATTTCAGAACAGCGCTTGCAAGCGTGTGACTTCTCGATTGCTGAGATCAGGATACCGCGCGTATGAGAACAGTGTCAGCGCCGCTGCTGGCGCATCTTCGCCAGGAAGTTAGCACGCTAGCTATCTGTTGGACGATCGAGAAAGGTAACGGCGAAATAATTCGGTCGACAGATCACGATCAAGATATTGAGATTACTGTCGGATCACACCTGGGTGTGTATCGATCAGTAGCAAATATCACCGGTTCAGACATTCGCTCTACGAGCGATATGTCAGTCGACAATATGGAAGTTGATGGCGCGCTCCCGGACGAATACGAGATTCCAGATATTACGGTAGCGGAGATCGAGGCAGGATTGCTGGACAACGCACCAGTTCATGTTTTCGGTATTAATTATTTGAGCCCTGACGATGGCCAGCTGGTTGAGCGTCGTGGATACCTTGGCATCCCGTCCAGAGACTCGGATGGGCGTTATAAGGTTGAAGTACGTGGATTGACTCAGAGACTCTCGCAAAACATCGGATGGACATACTCCGAGCGTTGCAATGTGGTTGAGTTTGGCGACATTCGATGCGGCTTCAATCTACCTGCGGCAACACGTCAAGCAATCGTTACAGCGGTCACGAGTCGCAGAAGATTCGACATAGAAATCACCGCTGGCGCAGCTGCACCGAATCCGACTTACTTTGATGGGGCGAAGCTGACATTTACATCTGGTGAAAATGAAGATTTCTTCAGAGAGGTTAAACGAGCGGTAATCGTCGGAACTACACTTACAATTACAACCTGGGATGAATTTCCTGCTGACCCGGTGGTGGGAGATACACTTGAGTTGCCGCCGGCATGCGACAGGCGATTGAGCACGTGTCGAGATGTCCATGACAACATCATCAACTTTCGCGGCTTCGGTGTTTTCATTCCGGGTGTTCTTGCAATCCTGCGAGGGCCAACGTGATAACTGCGGAAGAATTTGTCGCACAGGCACGCGCGCTGATTGGTGTGCCCTGGCAGCATCAAGGCCGCGGACTGTGCGGCGTGGATTGCATTGGACTTATTGACCTGTCGTTCAAAGGTGCTGGCATCGACTTAGCGCAGTTTCTCGGCATTACGGACAAGCGCAACTATGGTCGGGGCGCTCACCCGGATTTGCTTCGTAGCGTACGAGAACTGTGCACGCCGATCTCGCAGCCGATCGATGGCTGTCTGATCGTCATGAAGTTTCCGCAAGAGAAATTCCCCCGCCATTTCGGCGTCTATGCGGGCGGGAACATTATTCATTCGGACGCTCGTGCTGGTCAGGTGGTCGAGTGTGGTTATCGTGGTCTTTGGCAGCGCTGCCAGCATTCTCTGTGGAAGATTCCGGGCGTTTCGTATGCATAGAAACCTCGCAGCTTTCGCGCGATGGTTTATGAAAACTCCGCCGACCGCTTGGCGCATTCCGCGCTCCGCGACTTATGACTTCGAAGCACAAGGAAGCCGAGTAAGCAGCGTGATCTTATATCGAGAGGCTCCTTATCAAGCAGAACTATTCATGAGTACGGATGCGGGTGTGTTCCCCGAACATGCTCACCCTAACGTCAACTCAATTGAAGTCATGCTTGCCGGACATATCCAATTCACGGTGCGTGGCCGATCGATGTTTCCGCCCGAGGTGTTCACAAGTAACACGTCGACACAGGGAATGATGGTGGGGGTAGGCGCTGGCGTATCTCATGGCGCGATTGTTCATGACGGCGGCGGCGCGTTTATCTCTTTGCAGCGTTGGCGAGATGGCGTGCCGATTACAAGTGTAGGAATTGACTGGAGTGGCCCGCCGCACCGCAGCTTCAGAGGGGCTGCATGAGTAATTCGGGGCAAGCCGGCTCGGCGATCATCGGCGGAATTATCGGATTCTTCGTCGGTGGCCCGACTGGTGCGATGTATGGCATCCAGCTCGGTCTGCTGGCTGGAACGGTGCTGTTCCCAACCCAACTTCCACAGCAGTTCGGTCCTCGCATGGAGGACATGCAGAGCACGACCGCTCAGGTCGGTGTACCTGTAATTGAAACGTGGGGGACCATCACAGTTCCCGGCACGGTGATGTGGCTGGGTCCCCGCATCGAAATTGTGACGACCGAAGAAGTTGGAGGTAAGGGCGGTCCTGAGCAGACACAGACAACGTATACCTACTTCCAATCTATCGCGGTTGGGCTGTGTGGGTCGTTCGACAGGCCAATCGGAGGCATCCTAAGAATCTGGGAAAACGGCAAACTGGTCTATGACGTTCGGCCGCAGCAGGATGATGAGACCGCTCAGGAGTATCTGGAACGCACAGAAGCTTCATTTCTGTATACCGCTCGCATGACGGTCTATACAGGCGCAGTCGATCAGCTCCCGGATCCAGTCATCGAACAGGTCGAAGGCGTTGGTAACGTACCCGCGTTTCGGGACCTGGCCTACGTTGTATTTTATGAACGTCACCTATCGGACGAACAAGCGCGTCGTCATCCGCAGTGGAGATTTGAAGTATATGACGGCGTGACCGATCGCGAACGCATTCCACCAACGTTCCTGCCGGGTGGCATCCTGGAGGAAAACTTTAGTAGCACGTTGGTAGTCGATTGGGCTCGCGGTCGCTATGTTGTCATGGACACGTCTGGTGGAGAAGACGAGGAAGGATTCCGAGTTTATCGAACATCCGACAACACTGAAATACTGCAAGTGCTGTTCACGGATGCGTTAGCCGGGACACCGCGGCCGTATCCTAACATTGGTATCGGTGCGCTGACGATTGGTTATCTAGGGCACATATATTTCCCGTGGTTTACGAGCGGGGACAACTTAGCAATCGCTCGTCTTAATCCGGACACGTTGTTGATGGAGATGCAGCGTGCGGCGGGAGGGGCCTCCGACTTTTGGGATGAGGCGGTCACGGTATATGTCCCGGGATATGGAGATGTAATTTACTCGGTCTCGGTGACAGGGCCATATTTCTCCCGATACGACGGGACGACTATGATCGGAGGTATGTTCTGGACGCCGCCTCCAGGATATGACGATGGCAAGGTCTGCCGCGGACTGACTTCGTTACTTGGTCGTGCCTATGCATATGCCATTGCATGTGATCACAGTACGACGACATCACAGCCACTCCTGATTCATCGCCCTAGCGCAGTATTCCATCCACTATTATTGGTTTTAGCGTTTGAGGATGAACAGATAGGCAGTATCGCTGCATCTGCGATCGATGCGACGTGGACCAGATTCTCCGATATTCGATTGTTTTTATTCGACGCCTGGGATCAAACGTTACTGATTGGTGTGGTTGGCGGACCGGCTGGCAGCACTACAGAACGATTGATCAAGTGGGATCCAGAAACAGACGCGATAATTTGGAATATTGAAACGTCTCTGCCTGCGTTTCATTCTAACAATAATCTCGACCGTGTGCAGAATCACAGGCTAGCGTGGGCTCGTACTACATCGACGCGCTATCTAGATACGAGGGACGGAACATACGTTGACATTGATTGGGGGCCACAGGGCCAAGTTGGCTCGTTCAATGGAGAAAGCGTATTCGATGGTGGCAGTAATCGCATGATTACGTTCGAGTCAACGGTCGGCCCCGTTGTGTTGGAGTTTGGTCATCCATCTCCAGAGGATGTGTCGTTAGCAACGATTGTTGCACGCGTATGTGATGACTGTGGCCTTACGGACGATGATATTAATGTCACCGATCTAGAGACCATCTTTGTACACGGCTATGCGCGCACTAGACCCATGAGTGGTCGTGCCACGATAGAGCCGACGCGGATGATAGGATTCTGGGATTCCGTCGAATCTGACTCGGTTCTTAAGTTTGTGACTCGAGGTAAGGCGGCGGTAGCGACAGTCACTGCTGACGAGCTCAGTGCACACGAGAGTGGGCAAGAGGCTCCGCCAGCGGTGACCACTCGCAAGATCGATGCGGTTGAATTGCCGCGCATGATACGCGTTCACTACATGGCGCCAAGTCGTGATTACGAGCCGGGGGAACAAATCAGCCCGGTTCGTTTAACAACTGACGCTGTGAACGATGTGGACGTTGATCTGGTAGCCGCGCTCGATGACGACCAGGCGGCGCAGATTGCCGAGATCATTTGGGCAGACGCCTGGCGGGCCAGGTGGGTGCACGACATATCGTTTGATCGTTATTGGACGGAGTTGGAGCCTGCAGATGCGGTTATTGTGCCCGTCGACGGGCGCAATGAGCGAATGCGAATCGCAACTCTCACTGCATCTGATCTAATCCTGCGACGTGCAGAATTGGTTCGCGATGATGACGGCTCTTATGAGTCGACTGCAGTGGCCGATGTTCCCGCACGTCCGCCAAGTAGATTGACGTTGAATGCGGCCACCGAGATCCTGTTGATGGATTTGCCGGCGCTCAGAGAGGAGGACGACGACGCTGGATTTTATGCCGCAGCAAGGCGTACTGGGATCGGCACGACGTGGAATGGGGCGGTCATCTACCGTAGCGCTGATGGTGGTGGATCGTGGGTCCAGGTAGGCGCTGTGGCCAATGAGGCAACGGTAGGACGCGTGAATACAGCACTTCCCGTTGGAATCACGAGTACATGGGACTACGAGAATGAAATTGACGTGGTAGTTCCCACAGGAACGACGCTGGAAAGTCGGACCGAAGCGGCAGTGTTGCTTGGGGCGAATGCGGCGGCGATCGGCGTCAATGGACGATGGGAGATTGTTCAGTTCTTGAATGCGGAAGTCATCTCAGCCAACCGCTATCGCTTGACAACGCTGTTGCGTGGACGTCGCGGAACTGAGCATATCGTCGGAACAAGCGCCGCTAATGACTATTTTGTGTTGGTCTCGGGGCCAGGAATAATTCGCCTGCCGTTGACGACGGCACAGATTGGCGCCGAGCTGATCTATCGCGCAGTCACGATTGGATCGCAGTTCATCGGAGCCTTAAGTCAAGCGTTTACCGGAAACGGAATGGCGCTAGAAACATTCTCGCCCGTGCATATTCTTGGGTCACGGGATGAAATGACAGATGACCTGACCATTACGTGGATTCGCCGCGACCGTCTACACCAGACCATGAGCAGCGGCATCGAGGTGCCAAACTCTGAAGCAAGCGAGTCGTACTCCATTGACATCATCGATGTAGACGATGTGACTGTTCTTCGCACGCTAACTAGTTCTACGACATCAGTCGTCTACACCTCAGCCCAGCAAACAACTGATTTCGGCGGTCCTGTAGCTGCTGTAACGGTGCGAGTCTATCAACTGTCCGCGATCGTGGGCCGCGGCACGCCTGGGGAATCAATCGTATGACGACGCCGATTCTTGAAATGGACGAACTCGCGGCAGCACAAAGCCAGCCCGAGGTGATCGTCAATGCGGCGTTTCGTGCGCTTGAGGCGGCGATGCAGATATCCGCACTCGGATACCAGGACGATCCCCCGGGATCGCCTGCTGAGGGTGATCGGTACTTGGTGGGAGCGACGCCGACGGGGGCGTGGGTTGGTCATGCCCAGGAAGTGGCGTACTACTCGGGAGGTTGGCAATTCCTGGTGCCACTGCCGGGATGGCGTGCCTATGTTCCTGGTGATAGCGAGTACGTGTATGACGAGAGCAGCTCGGGATATTGGGAGCCAGGCGGTGGAGGAGGGGCGCCACCATACGATGTGGGTGCCATGGTCACCGGAGTTCCTGACGCTAGCGCAGTTTGTTTGCGGTACGCGTTTCCGCGTGAGGTCACATTCGCGGCGGGGCTATCGCCATCGCAAGGCGTGGCCGGTGTCGCGGCAACCTCGGATGCCGACTTCGACATCCAGCAAGACGGTGTATCGGTGGGCACCATGACCTTCGCCGCTGCTGCAACAGCTGCCACTTTTGACATGGCATCCGAAACTGTTTTCGCGGTGGGCGATGTGCTGACCGTGATTGCTCCGAGCTCCCCGGACGCGTCGCTGTCCGATATTTCCTTCATTCTTGCGGGCACTCGGTAAAAGAGTGAGGCTTCAACCATGACACTTCGATTCGTCGATAGCTTTGATCACTACGCAACGGCTGACATCACGCAGAAATGGACGTCGACAGCAGGCGGCGGCAGTGGCCCTGCCATTTCTTCGGGAAATGGCAGGCGCAGTACAAACTCTCTCCGAATTCCATCCAGCAGTGGATCGGCTTCTAAGACGCTAGACGCACAAGCCACTTGGATTGTGTCACATTCTTTTCGCACCAGCGCGTTCGACGGTTCGAACGATCGCGCATTCCTGACATTCCTGGATGCGGGAAGTATTCAAGTTGACATTCGGGTTCGTCCAGATGGCACTATTCGTGCTACTAGAAATGGCACAACTCTCGCAACCAGCTCTAGCTCGTTATCTATAAGTACTCAGTACTTCATTGAGACTAAGGTTGCGATCAATGACACCACCGGCAGCGTTGAAGTGAAGGTGAACGGATCTAGCACTGGTTGGATAAACATCACGAGTCAGGACACGAAGAACACGGCGAATGCCAGTGCCAATGTGATTCAGATAAGTGGCATCGCGACAAGCAACACAGACTTCGATGATTTGGTTATTTGTGACGGGCAAGGCTCCACGAATAACGATTTCCTGGGAGATGTTCGAGTCGACTGCTATCTTCCCAGCGGTAACGGCAATAGCTCGCAGCTAACGGGCTCCGACGGAAATAGTACAGACAACTATGCCCTCGTTGATGAAGCCTCCCAAAATGGGGATACAGACTATGTTCAGTCTGCGACTGTAGCCCAGAAGGATACGTATGCTTACACTGACATGTCACATACGCCGAGCAGTATCTTTGGTCTCCAGATTAATATGGTTGCCAAGAAGGACGACTCCGGCAATCGTTCGATTCAATCGGTAGTTCGTTCCGGCGGAAGCGATACTGATGGATCTGCACAAGCGCTCAGTACGACGTACGCTTGTTATCGTGAGATCAGAGAAACTGACCCCAATACGGCAGCGGCGTGGACTAGAACAAACCTGAATTCCGCTGAGTTTGGAGTGAAGGTAGCCGCATGACCGCGCCGGTCATAGCGGCGCGGACAGCGACGCTTGTAAATTCTAACTCGACATACCATGCGATCAATCTCGGCAGTCCGAATGCAGGCGACCTGCTTGTTGTAGTAAGCGCGTTCGATGGCGGCACTATTTCAAGTGTTTCCTTCGATGAAGGATATTCAGGCCCACTATGGAATCGTACCGCTACCGTGCAGGTCACGGCGGGCGGCGTTAGTGCTCGTGTTGTTTGGAAGATTGCCCAAGGAGGGGGTCTTGACCTACTCCGATACTACACGCCAGACAATGATGAGCAGTCTTCGCACATCTGTATTCGCATCACTGGGCACGGCGGGGCCGTGTTCATTGCCAGCGCGTCGGGCAGTAGCACTAATGCGAACCCACCCAATGTATCTATTTCGGGCGCATCTCAGGACTTACTGTTTATCGCGGCGGCGTGCTTTGATGCGACTGTAACCGCAAGTGTTGCTCCAGCTGGATACGGAAATCTAACGTCGCAGGCTGGTGGAGCTTCGGGAGCCGGAGTCAGCGTTGCTGATTTAGCGTCGCTCGCCGACACGGCAGATGATCCGGGCACTTTCACGAGCGCGAACGAGGATTGGGTCGCATACACGATAGCTGTTCCGGAAGGCGCCATAGCGACAGTTGCGCGTCAAACTCAAGAAGCAGTAGAAGTCGTCAACACCATCAGTCCGAACGCGATAGCGACGCAGCTTGCCATCGAAGCTGTCAGCGCGTTTGCGAATCACGCAGTGATTACGCAGGTTGCGTTGGAGACTGTGACGCCTCAGACGCAGGATATGTACATCACTCAGGTTGCGCTTGAGGTCTTATCCGGTGACCCATGGCCGTCGCTCACGAACGCGAACAAGTACCGGCAGATACAGATCGCCTGCTAATTCTTGAGCGACACGGCCTGCGCGAGTTCGCCAATCACTGCAGAGAGTTGTGCGGAGAGATGGTCGAAAAAGGCGACGTCCAGAGTGCAGATGAACCCGAGAAGGATGGTCAAGCCTGCGATGCGTTCAAGTTTGGTCATTGCAGTCGATTCTCAAAAGATGCCAGCGGTGGCCTGTCTGTCTTAAGGCGATGAGCATCAACAGCATCTTGTATGACCTGTGCCAGATCGTTCTTTGCATCTTCTGGTGCGCTGTCCGCCAGAAAATGGCTTGCCAGATCGAGGCAGAGCGGGTCGAAGTTGTACTTCTTCATGGTGGTTTGGCGATTTATCCGAACTAGGGAGCCTAACGCTATCCCTGTTCACCGCACCAATCCAGCCTGTTTACTTAGTACCGAAGGGAGCCTGGTCTATGCGTGAGCAGCTTCCAGAGGATTTCGACCCGTATGAGAGGGAGACGATGTTTGCAGTGAGCGGAGATAGCGCAGGGAGGCAATGGATTATGCAGCTGCTGCAAGCCCTTATTCTTGCTGGCATAGTTGCGCTTTTTGGCATCATGTGGAGTTTCGCGAGCTCGTTTGCCGAAATCCGGGTGATGCTCAACGAAAGGGAGAAGCAGAATGGAAGAGATGTTGCAAGGTTCGAGTCAGCCGACGCCCGCCACGACAGCTCGGACTCCAGACACGACACCGAACTCCGGGGACTCGATAGTCGCGTTACCGAACTTGAGCGAGCAGAAAGGGCCAATCAGCCTGACGCTGACGATCGACAAAAGCGCAAGTAAGGTTGCGATTTGGGTGGTTGCGGTGATGGCCCTTGCCATCGTTGGAGCATTCGTAGCCTGCATCGTTGCCAAGTCAGCATACGACAGAGCCGAATCGGCTGATAAGAGAGCGGAGGATATGCGTATGCATGCCAACGCTCGGTTTGAGGAATTGGCGGCAAAGTTCGCTCTCGTCGAGCGTGAGAATCGCGTCACACAGGAACGCTGGAACGATCTCAAGGTTGAGCTCGCCAAGCGTGGCATCCCTGTATCAGATCACTAGGAGTCGTTATGTCGCATGTGACCATCATCATCAGTCGAGCGCGTCCATTCACGGAGGCGGCGACACCGCGCGAACCGGAACTTTCGTACAGCTACGAGATGCCCATACCGCACGGGACAACACCAGCTCAGGTTGGCGAGCTGGTCCGCAAGGCGTACAGGCGCCTTGAGGGTGCCGATCACGAGGGGGATTGACACGTGGAACCGTGGGTCTGGGCGATAGCGATCACGATCGCCGCCGGCCTAGTGGGAATCATCTACTGGGCCGGCCAGAGCCGTGACGACAAACAGGACGCACGGGCTGAGCGAAACGAAAGGGCGCTAGCGGATCATGTTAGGGATGATGTTTCTGCACACGAGCGACTCCGGGCCGTGGAGACCAAGGTCGACAATCTTGAGCGTGAAGTCATCAGCATTCGAGAGCGCTGGCACGACCTGCGTAGCGAGATCTCTACGACGCTCGGCAATTGGTACGTCAACATAGTGAAGCAATTCACCGATCGTGATCGCTGAGCTTGCATTTCTTGTAGCGCTGTTCGCGACGATCTGCATTCATGGCTGGAGGCATAAGCAACCACAATGACTTTTATCCTAGGCGCTAAATCACGCGCCAATCTCTCGGGTGTCCACCCAAATCTCGCATCTATCGTTGAACGCGCCATCAGATACACCTCCGTAGACTTCGGTGTCCACGAAGGCGTTAGAACGCTTGAGCGCCAGAAGGCTTACGTTCTCTCGGGTGCCTCGCGAACGCTCAACAGCAAGCACCTAGTGCAGCCAGACGGCTACGGGCATGCGGTCGACTTGGTTCCATACATCGATGGGCAGCTGCGCTGGGAATGGCCGGCGATCTACCCGATTGCGTGGGCGGTGCGTAAGGCCGCTATCGAACTGGAAACAGAATTGATCTGGGGCGGCGTATGGGATCGCATGATGAGCGAGCTCGGCGAAACGCCAGAGACCATCAAGCGCGACGTCGGCGAATACGCAAAGCGCCACCCCGGCCCGGACTTCCTAGACGGCCCGCATTACCAGCTCATTTTCATCTAGCAATTGGTGTTCCTATGAATCCAAGCACTCCCCAACGAAAGATCGTAGCCGGTGGGTTTGCCGGCGCAGTCAGCACCATCGCCGTGTGGGCGCTCGAGCAGGGGACCGGAATCAGTGTCCCAGCAGAGATCGCATTGGCGATCAACACGGTGTTCGTGTTCGGCGTTCAATACTTCATCCCAAACGGAGCTACCAGTGCGTAAAGTTCTATTTCTCCCTCTCATCCTGATGCTCGCCGCGTGCGCCGCTCTCGGCGTGCCCAAGGCCGACACGTTCAACAAGCAGGTCGTCGTCGCCAATAGCATAGTCGAATCGATCGCTACGACCGCCGCATCACTTCACGCCGCCGGGAAGATCTCGGATGACACAAGGACTGACGTTTACAACCAAGGGACGCAGGCTCGAGCTTCGATTGAGATCGTCCGCCAACTGCATGCGACTGATCCGCTGGCGGCCGAGAACCGACTCAACACCATCATCGTAGCGCTGACGGCAGTGCAAACCCGTTTGGAGGCCCAGCAATGAGCAACGCCCTCATCCTCGCTCAACTGCTTTTGCAGTACGCGACCAAGGCTCAGGAAATCGCCCAGCTATTCGCCGTCGCCAATGCCGAAGGTCGGGATGTGACGGATGCAGAAGTCGACGCATCAGGCGTCAAAGCGGATGTGGCCTTGGCTAAACTACAGGGCTAGTCACCACCATTGCTCATGTGATTGAGGATGGCGTTCAAGGATACGTAGGCTTTCGCTAGGGACTTAGCCACGGCTTTCGGCTTTAGGCTCATTGACTCCGCAATCTGGGCTGCGGTCATGCCGTCGAGGTATTGAGCGAACATCGTGCGTTGCGGTTCGGCGAGTGAATCGGCATAGCGCCGAGCTCGCGCAATCTTTTTCTCGCTCAGCGGTGGTGCGTCGGCCGCTGCTTCATGGATTGGCGCCAGATCAATCGGCGCATCGCCGTCCATCTCCAGCGACCGCTGTAGCCGGCGGACAACCTCGTCTCTTACCTCCTCCGTGAGACTGGCGTCACGATTCCCGTCATCCTGACCCGATATGCTGCTTCGCGTCATAAGGCTGCTTTCTCCGTAGCTCGTACGGGGTAGTGTGCCACAGGTGAATGATTCTCAGATTATGAGAATCACGTATCTGATGGTTAATAGCGAGCGGTCTTTTGCCAGGACCGCAACGGATTGAAGCACCGCTACAGCCAGCGCCACAACAAGCTGAGAACGACTTTGAGAGAAGCACGCCTTGCGGCTGGTCTTACTCAGGCACAGCTCTGCAAGAGGCTCAAACGTAATCGACTATTCGTGTCGCAGATTGAGACTGGCACGGTCATGCTCGACGTGCTGGAGTTCATCGAGTACGCCGAGGCACTAGGATTGGATCCGCGAAAGACCTTCGGCAAGCTGTTAAAATGAGCTACTTCCCCGGTAGCGGCGCAGCGCTTACGCTGAGCGAGGCGGCGGGCCAGCTCGCGTACTGCTACTACTGCCAGGCGTGCGGATTCAAAGAGCGGGTGAACCTCACGCGCATCGCGGCCGACTATCCCGCGGAGACACAGGTCGGTGACCTGCTTGAGCGCCTGCCCTGCGGTGAATGCGGGAGCACGAAGAAAACCGTAATGACGCTCTGGCTCAACTCGACGACGACTGACCAGATGTTGAGAGAGCGTGGATTCCCGGTGTGGGAGGAAGACTAGGTGATCGGTCGAGTCCCGCCGTATTTCCGGTACATGCGCACGTAGCGTTCGGCTTCGACTTGAGCGGCGATGGCTTCCTTGCGCTTGCCCTCGTCAGCGGCCTTCAGTCCCCGTAGCGCTGCCTCACGCGCGAGAGTATGGAACTTCAGTTGCTTCTGGATGCACTTCGTCATTGGTCGAGCATATCTCCCGGAACCCGGGCGGCATATGCGGAGGCCGGATTACAGCGGCAGGGGACGCCCGGCTCACCGCAGCACTCGCCCCACCGTGTGAGCTGGTGGGCATCACAAACCCAGCGCTCGCCGCGGCAGATAGGGCAGGGCATGCCGGCGATGGCTTACGCGTTCTTCGTCCGTGGCTCGATGGAAGCGCTGTCCCGTGATGCGCATCGGTTGGCTCCCTTGAAGGTCACCGAGTGATGCGCGAACGAAGAGACTACCGTGACGACAGCCACCACGATACTTGCGGCGAGCATGAAGCTCTCTTTGATGCCCTCGGCGATCGGCTTTACGACGTTCATAATAACCCCCGGATAAAGCGCCATGTGCATGCAAGTAGCACAGTCCCGCAGAGCGCGGCATCAGCATACACAATAACCACCTCAATTCTGGAGACTAATCGAAAAATTGCATCCGGGAGTGCGTGTATCCCGTGCAAATAGCCAACCAGAGCTGAAAGAGACCACGCTATTGTGAAAAACGTCACGAAAATCAGCGCGGTTCCGATGAGATGGCCAACTAGGTGGAGCAACAACTTCCAATAAGGTTCCCGCTTTTCTTCACCCCAGCTGCTCCCCATGTAAAGCCCTTATTGTGGTATTTGCCTACCCTTTGATCGGCGGTGCGTTGCGTCTTATCTCTGTTCAGATTGTGTGTTGGGAGCGGCCCCCTCCTGACGAACTGCTCTGCCGAGCTTTCGATACGATTGGCTGACGCGCATCACGAACTGCTCGCCGTCCCGCTCGGCCTGTGAGACCTGGAGCGGATGCACCTCAAGCACATCCTCGCCGTCGACCTGCAGGGTTTCAACAGGACTGCCGGCATAGCGAACCCACCTGCAACGAGTCGGGATGCTTTCCATCGTCCAGCCAGGGATGCACGCGTCGAGCACTTCCTTGATGATGCCTTCCTTCTTGCTCACCAGATCGGCCATGGCTGGCTGAGTGTATTGCTCAAGCATCGTCAGCTCCGTTCAGATCAGACGATCTGGCTTTTTCCCGTACTTCTCTTCGGCGATATCGATGGCGCGCAGTGCCTCGTCTACCAGGTCGTAAGCGGAGTCGCATGCATGCCTTTTGTCCAAGTACTCTTGCGTAAGAAAGCACCTGGGGTTTTCCATGCAGTCTTGGTACTTGTAGATGAACGCCACGCAGTCAGCGCGGGACGGCCCCAAGTCCTCAGCAAGCGCCGTAGATGCGGAAATGACAGCCAAGAAGAACCCGAATACATAGTTATTCATTCGACACCTCTTTTGAATTTTAATCGTCCGATACTCACAAAATCGAATCCGTGCTGTGGCACACAGTGCATCCCCTCTTAGGATGCCACGGCGTGACGTCCTGGCAGCGGCTGCAATACTGGTCCTTGTCAGGATCGCGGGCCCATGCATAGACCACAGCCGCGACGACCGTTGATATCGATACCGCCGTCAGCGTGTACGCGACCCATTCGCCTGGAGTGCTCATCCTGGCCCCCTGTTTGTAATTGTTTCCCCCGCGGGCCGACTATAGGCTGGCGGCCGCATGTGGTTTGCAGCAAATGAACGGACTACGGGGAAGGGGTGACAATTTCGCTGTGCTCTATTTGTACATTCACCCCCCGTTTTCCCGCGATTTATTGCTCCGCAGAAGCAGTCTAACTCGTTGATATTGCTAACTGTGGCCTCGTTCGCAATGAGGAGGTCAGGAGTTCGATCCTCCTCGGGTCCACCACTTCTCTCCAGTAATTTAAGCATTTTCGCTCTCTTGGTGTTTTGCCGCTTTCCGTGACTGTGCCTTTTTTGTACTGATCTTTGATGCTGCCTGAGCAAGGTGGTCGGGCGCAAGGTGGGCGTAAACCAGCACCGATCGGATGTCCCGCCAGCCCCCAAGGTCCATCAATTCTTGCAGCGTCACGCCCGCCTGGACGGCCCACGAAGCGAACGTGTGGCGCAGGGTGTGCCAGTTCGCTCCCTCGATTCCCGCGCGCCGTAGCGCCTCCTGGTACGACTTGCCGTTGACGTCGTTGATCGGCTGCCCCTGCCATTGGAAAACGTGATCCCCTTCGGGATTGAGCTTGCGCAGCTTCTTTAGCACGCGCATCGCCTCGGCAGAGATCGGGATGCCCAGCGTCCGCTTACCCTTCTGCTGCCGGCCGGGCACCCACAGGCGGGACGCACTGAGGTCGACGCGATTCCAGGTCAGCCCCAGCATGGCGCGCATGCGCAGACCAGTCAGCACCGCAAAGTGCGCGGCAAACTGCAAGTGCTCGGGGAGCTCGGCATGGAGCCGCTTCCACTCGTCCTTCGTCAGCCACCGCGGTTCGGTCTTCTCGGGGTTGAACATGGGCACCTTGGGCATTTTGTCCAACAATCCCCAATCATCAACACAGGCTTTCAGGATGGAACGCACGAGGCACATATAGCGGTCAACGGAAGATTCTGCCCAGCCTTCCCCGAGCGCAGCCTGGCGTAGCTCATCAAGCGCGTCGCGATCGATAGCCTTGATCGGCTCGTCACCGATATACGGTTCCAGCCATTTGAGGATCATTGTGTCGACGTCACGGGAGCGCTTCGTCGTCGTCTTCATCCAGCGCTCAGCAACGTCTCGCCACAAGACGAACGATTTATCCCCTAGCTTGTGCAGTCTCCAGAGTCGTTGACGCTCGCGCTCTTCAAACTCTTCCGCTTCTTCTCGATCAACTGTTCCCGTCGTTTTGCGATACGGTTTGCGAGCGACTGACCCGCGGCACCACCAGATATCGGACCCGGGTCTTTTGTAGAGAGGCATTGTTCTTCAATCCATCGGTCAAACAAATGACAGGGGAATACCCAGGCGCGGCCGATCTTAGCGCCTGGCGGTCTATCCGGCTTTTTGCTGGCCGCCATTTGCCGCAAGGTTTGGAAATGCACCTTGGCGATGCTTGCGGCCTCGCGTAAGTCGTAGGTGTTCATGTGCTCACAAGCCTAGGTCGCTGTTGAGTAGGGCCGGAACTCGGACGGCCAAGTGCGCAACCCGCGGTCACTGTTACAGGCTCGATGCGCCAGTACGAGGTTGGTCAAAGCGTTCGGGCCGCCCATTGACCTGGGAACGAGGTGCTCCCATGTCGGGGACAGCTTCTGGTTGTGACATCCATTACCCCAGATCATCGGCTCGACACACCAGCAGCACAGGCCCTTCTGGTGCTCGAACTGCTTTCGTTTCTGCTTGCGTTTGCGCTTCATGACTGCTCAGGCTCGCAATTCATCTCTGGTCTTTCGCCATCTCACTGCGATGCCATTCGAGTTCTTCCCGCAGGATATTCCTGAACTCGTCGGCCGTCATAGGCGACGGGGTCCACGTGCCGTTCCCCTGACCTTGGAGAACTCCGCAGTAGTGGCCGCCCATGAACCATTGATGGCAGTACGGGCACTGACTAGTGCCGGCAGTATTGGGAATGCTCATCATCGGTGGATCACCAGTTGACATAGTCTTCTCCGTCACTCAGTCCGAGTCTTTGTGGCGCCACGCGCGGATGATGTCGGGCAGGTATGCAAAGATCGCCACCACGCCTAAAACGATCATCGTCACTTGAAAGTCGGTCACGGCTTCACTTCCTTGCCCTGCGATGGGCGCCATAGCACTGGATGCGAAGGAGTGCCGCCGTCCTGCTGAATCCAGAAGCTGCCGCGCGTTGGAGACTCCCAGAATTCACAAGGAAAGATTCCGGTACTTCCTGGCTCGATTACCTCGAACGTGCTGCCATCCTTTGGGTGGTAGATGATTTCTCTAAACCCAAGCTCTATCAGCCTGCGGTACGCGCGCGCAAACACACGGAGCGCGGCGTCTATGTCAGGCATCTCGTCGATGCGCTTAGCCTTATCCGCATCGAGCGCCTTGATGATCGCTGTGGCCTGTTCTTCGGTTGCGTAGCCCACTCAAGTCTCCATTAGTGAGAAGGCCACTCGCGCACCTGCAGATGCGGAGCGAAGCGGCTGAAATCTTTGTAGGCCGGCCAGTTCGCGTCCGATCCCTGCTTCATGAAGAACGCGCAGCCGGCCTTGGCACACTGCTCTTGGATGCGTTCAGCCCACCGCTGCGCCATCGGTCGCGGGTTCCTGCCGCTCTCGCCGCCTACGATGATCCAGTGCACGCTGCTCCAGAATAGCGAGCCACGGCACGGCAGAGGGAACTCGATTGATTCCATCAATGGCTCACACGAAAGGAATCGCACGCGTGCCGGCGTCTCTATCAGCTTCTCAACGTCGCGATCGAACTCGTCCTGGGTGACTATCGTCGATCCGAGCCAAACGTGAGCCCACGGCCATTCGTCCCAGCTGCTGTGATGCAGAGCGGCCATCGTGTCGTTGAGCATTTGCCGGGCGTTGCCGATGCGTTTCGTGAGCAGCAACCAATCCAGGTGCGGCGTCTGCTGGATCAATCGGAACAGATCCGTGCGCCACTGCGGATCGACCTCGTTGTCGAACACGTCGGCGAGCGAAGCGCAGAACACGCGCTGCCTTCGGCCGTGCGCGGCAAGGAATGCCTCGGCGTTGCGTTCGTATCGCAGTGGCATGTCCCACGTTGACGCACTCGTGCGGTGGCGAGGCTTCCCAGGACCCCAGCCGATATGCATCGCACGCGTAGGAGTCGCGACCTCGGCGTAGCAATTCACGCAGGCGCCTTTCGGCCCGACACTGACCTTGGTGCATCCAATCCATGGATTGAACGTGTGATCTGTCCATTCGATTTTGCTTAGTTCTGCCATGTTTACTTACTCAAGGAATCAACTATGCGATGAGTCTGGCTCGCAGCAGCCTGAATGCTGTCGCTGCCACTCGCGAAACTTGTCCATTTCCAAGGGCTGTAATCCGGTCCACCCTAAAGGCCACCCCATCAGCCACTCGACCCACGTTGGGTTCAACTGGCCATGGGCACCGTACGAGCGAGGCTCGCGATCCTTCCCCTTGTCCGCGCCTCTCATGTGATGCGCCTTGGTGTTTGTCGCTGTCGGTGTGGGAAACATTCGTGCACTCAGTGCTTCGATAAGTGTCCCGCCCTCCCTGGCTTTGCTTGGGGTCACTCGTCCGCCGTTCGTTCCGAGCGTTGCTGTTGGTGTTGGCCATAGGTCGTACTTCGCCATTGCTCCAAGTGTCGGGCGCTTCGCAGCTCCTGCGCTTGCGCTACGGTTGAAATAGCTGCCCGTGTCCACCGCGACGGGCGTCGGCAAGAATCCAGATCCTCTCTCGCAAGTGGTAGGCCCCAACGTCGGCCGCAGATAACACTCCCCATTCCGCATCGCACCCCATCTCGGCCAAGTCTCCAAGAACTCGTCCGAGTCCTCGAGAAACGAGCATTGGGGAGTTCTCCACGAAGACGTAGTGCGGTCGAACCTCGCGAATGATCCGCGCCATCTCTCGCCAGAGTCCGCTGCGGGCGCCGCTGAGTCCGTCTCCTGATCCTGCGACGCTGATGTCTTGGCAAGGAAAGCCGCCCGATACGACGTCAACAATGCCTCGCCACGGTCGGCCGTCAAAAGACGTAACGTCAGACCAAATCGGGAAAGGCGGGAGGAGTCCATCATTTTGTCGTTGCGCCAGAACGGATGCGCAGTAGGCATCACGTTCAACTGCGCAGACAGTTCGCCATCCAAGGAGGACGCCTCCGAGAATGCCTCCACCAGCGCCTGCGAAAAGAGCCAACTCATTCATGCCTCACTCATCGACGCAGAACTGTTCCACTGCTGTCGCACGTTTCACACTGCTCAAGAATTGGAGCATTGCCGTCGCAGTCCTGGCCGCTCGTCCCGACGCAGATCATTCCGAATCCTTTACAGTCCGGACACTCGACCTCGTTCGCGCCTTCGTGCTCAGGCGGAGTCGCAAGCTTCCAGTCGTCGTATGCGCTACGCATGGTCTGCTCCGGTTCTCGCGGCTGAGTCTTCAGGCTCGGGCTGGTCATCAGTGCTGAACGTGAACTTGCAATGCACGTGCACGGTGAATTCCTTCTCGCAGCTCGGGCACGTCACGTCGTGGTCATTGCAGTCGTTATCGAAGAGATGCCACCACTCATTCTTGCTGATATCGCACCAATGATCGCAGTGAGGACACTTTGGGTCCTCGTTATGAACGTAGTCCCAGCGCGTTCCAGGCAATAGCGGCATCACACTCTCCGGTTCGCTGTCGAACATGCCGGGCAAATGTCACCTGGCGCTCCAAAGCCTTGCAAGCCGCATACATGCTCAGGCGGCGTTTTCGGCGCTTTGTGAGCAGTAGCCGTGCAGAACTCGTCAGCGCCGGGAAAGTCTTTGCACGAGCAGCGAGTCACTGGCGTTTCCGGAGTGGGCTCATACTGCTCGATAAGCTTTCGACCGAGCGTCAGCAGGGCGGCGCTCTTGCCGGCCTCGTAGCCAGCGTCGAACGCCTCACCAACGAGGTCGTATCGGTGCGACGGGTCACCCTGACGGGTGAGTGGTCGCCACCAAGCATCGAATCGTTCGGGATGTTTTCTTTTGTACACGATCACTCTCCCTGCGAAGCTCGGCCGCTTCCGTCGCGCGGGTCGCCATCGCCAGGATAGTGGCCTCGGCATGCCTTCCGGCCGCAGATCGGGCATGGCTCCAGCGCGCACATGCCGTGATGAAACCATTGCTCGCAAAGATGCGGCGGGCAGGGTGGATTGCACTGCTGCATCAGCCTTCTCCCTTCGTTAGAGTTGATGGGGCTGGCCCATAACTCGCCTTGCAATGTTCGCATCGCATGAAGCCATTCATTGGCACGACAGGCGCGGGCTCGTGCCTGGCCGGCCAGCCGTGGCACTCCTTCGGCATCGGCGTGAATATCTCATCGCCATCTTCTTCAACTGCAATCATGGCCGTTTCCCGCCTGGGCCAACCTGAGTCGTAGGCTTGGCCGCGTTCGATAGATCGACATCGCCGCCGCAGATCGTGCAGGTATGTCGCAGTCCTGGCGGTTGCGATGCTCCTGCGTTCAGTGCGCGCTCGATCAGGTGCAACGCCTCCGGCTCGGCCTCAGTGATATACGCGAGGTTGAAGCCGTGGAACTGGCTGCTGCGATCTCGATATAGCGCATGACCATCGCCGTGCGGTTCGATGCTGTAACGACAGGCCCGCACAGCATGGACGCGGCAGAACGGCGACACGCTGCTGCTGCTGGTTCCTGGTGGCGGGCACTCACATGCCGGTTCGGGAGATGACTGCAGCTGCCTGAGTACAGTGATCGTGTCGCGCATGGCATCGCCACGCATGTGGCGTGCACCATCCATACGCATGGATACTTCAAGCTGCTCAGACCAAAACTCCAGCAGCTCCGCGACCCGTTCTTTCGATGGCGCTTGCTCTACGGTTCGCAGACTCGCATACGATCGCAGCGACACGGGGTCCACTGAACCGTCATCACCAGCCCATGCTCTCGCCGCCGCGTAGTCACCGAAGTGAACATGCGAATGAGGGTAGGCTTTCGAAGTCGCCCGATAGACGACCTGATCCTCTTTGGTGGGCTGAGTCACAGGGCCTCCAGCTTCGCGATCGCGGATTCCATGCGACGAGCCGTCTGGCAGTCGCTGCACTCGCAGCCGCCAGAAGCCATGATTCTGCGGTTGTCGTCTATGTCCTTCAGTACCTCTGCGCACTCGACGAGGGCGAGCGCCATAGAGGCATCGACAACAGCGCCCTTGCCGAGCTGTAGTGCCAATTCGGCGCGCGCCTTGAGAGTACTCAAGGAGTCCGAGGAGACTTGCTCGTTCATGGGATCACCAACAGTTGTCCGATCTCTTTGACAATCTTCCTTTCAGCCGCTCTAGCCTGTGCCTCGGTGATGCGTGCTCGAATGCGAAGGCGGGCCACAGCATCGGCATCAGCCTGCAGATGCGTTAGGTACAGGCTGGACTTCACGACGGGCTCTTTGAGTTCGAAGCCGGCAGCGATGATCTGCTCGCGCAGTTTTGGAGCGAATGCGCCGAATTGCAGTCGGAACTTGCTTCGGCCCTCAGAAGTGAGCGGGTCCATTGTCACTTTCCTTGCGGGACCGTCACGAACGGCACAGCAGCGGTGCCGGTGATGGTGGGAAGAACACCGTTCCACTTCTCGATAGCCGACAGCTCGATGGTGGCTGGATTTTCTCGCAGCGCCTTGCCCTTGATGCTGATGGCGTCGGCTTCTGCTTGCGCAGCCAGACGAACCGACTCCGCCGCACCTTGGGCCTTGGCGATCGTCTTTTCGGCTTCTGCCTTGGTCTGCGCCACCTCGTTCTGAATGCGAATGGCGGTCTGTGTCGCTTCGATGCTGGCATTGATCGCGTTCGTTACCTGCGGCGGCAGGCGAAACCCACCGGCCCAGTACAACTTCTCGACGTTGATCCCTAGCGGCTCGACCTGCTTCTCAACGCGCGCTTCAACGTCCAGCAGAAGCTTTTCCTTTGACTTGTAGACCGTCTCAATGGGCAGCTTTCCGGCCTCTGCGACAAACGCATCCTTCACGATGTTCCGCAGGTACAGGTCCGTGATTTCGTCGATGCCCCGGCGATACTTCTCGAAGAGCGTTGTGACCTTCGATGGATTGACCGCATAGGTGATGCCGACGTCTGCATTGACGTTCATCCCCTCGATACTCTGGAAAGTTAGGGATTCGTCCGTGGCGTCGCCGTCAACGGGCTCTTTGGTCCACACGTAGGTCTGTGTGAAGGTCGGGAACAGGAACAGTTCCTCGTTCACGCCGATCCAATACCGGCCAGGCGAAAGCTCCTCGGTATCGACGCCCTTCGATCCGCCAAGAAGGTACGCTTTGACGCCAACGTTGCCGACAGGAACCTTTGAGCACGCTGCTGCCAGCAGCAGGATGGGAAACAGGATCAGGATGCGCTTCACTTGATTTTCTCCTTGATTATTGGAACCACTCGACGCTGCGTGAGGTACGCGAGCGCCACGAAGATTGAGAAGCCGACGAAGACCATCAGGCTGTCTCGTGCCGAGAAAAGAAGCGGGCCTATAAGCAGCAGGAATGCCACCCACGCCCAAACTAGAATCCAATCAGCGCCTTTCATTTTTGCTCCTGTAATCGGGTGTGCGCGAGTCCATCAGTTCACGCCTCGGAGAAAACTCAGAAACTCGTCGACACTTTCCGGGCTGTCTTTCATCAGGTCGCGAGTCAGTTCGACCGCGATCCGAATCAGAGAGCGTGGATCTTTTCGTTGAGTCGCCGGCAGCTGCATAAAGCGGTTCTCCAATTCTTGAGCGAGGAGGGCACTCATACAGCCGCCTTGCGCGGGCGCTTTGGCGTGTTGTCACGGCAATACCTTCTGATCCGCAGCGCCCAACGATCCAAGCGCACGGCGAGTTTTAACAATCGGTCTCGGTTTCTTTTGTTCATGCTCATTGCCAAATCGCTGCGATGGTCTCTCGGAAGAATGTCGAAGGGCCTTTCCCCGTGATCTATCCTAATCATCCAATCTGGGTACTCGGTTTTCCCCGCATGCTCGATAGCCTTTCGGCGATCACGGTCCGGGAAGGAATTGCCACACCTGAACCCGGTATTTGGAAACAATCACCCATGAGGGCATGACTCCTCATGGACGGGGCGTTCCTGAAGCGCTGGTGCCCCGAGACCTCACTTACTATCGTGCTTCGGACGGCTCTATCTGAGCGGTTGAACTCGACGCACTCCGCGGTCATAAATTCGGCGCGTGATGCCGATGCTTGCGTGGCCAAGAAGCAACATTGCTTCCTCGACCGTCTTGCATTCGCTAGCTGATTTCGCGCGAATATCATGGTAGCTAAACCTGGTGTTCCCTAGCGCAGCCCAGCGTCGTTGGTGTCTTTGCCAGATAGCTCGGAAGCCATCGGACGTGTAGCGCTCTCCGTCTCTCCGACGAATGACGTACTCGCCAGGAGGCGCCATATCGACGCACTGATCGAGCACGTCCGACAGCGCTGGCGAGATCCCAATTTCGAGACGCTTGCCGGTCTTGCCCTGCTGAATCTGGATGCAGCCTGCAGTACGATCGACCTGCGACCACCTCAGCGACAGCACGTCGCCTTGACGCTGGCCAGTGAGCAGAGACAGCTCCATGGCGATCTTCATGCGCTTCGGCACCATCACCTGAAAGCTCCTGAATTCGGCTTCTGTGATGTATCGATCGCGCGGACGTGAGCGATGCCGCTTCACATCTCTGCAGGGATTGCGGTCTACGATGAACCAACAGGAAACTGCCTGCTGAAAGGCGCACGAGAGAACGGCCAGTTGCTTGTTCCGCTGGATACGCCCCTTGCGCACATTCATGAACTGCGCGAAGTCCCGCGGCCTCATCTCGTCCGCTATCCGCTCGCCAAACCATCTGCGCAGGTCGCGCACATGCCTGGCGTAGTCCCGGGCGGTACGCGGGCTGAGCTCGTAAGGGATGTACTCCGATTCGAATCGGTCCAGGATGTCGTTGACGGTGACGGCCGGTGTTGCTGTGTTCATGCGCGCAACTTTGCGCTGAGCATGAGAACGTCACAGCGGGAAACACAGCATTAGAATAATTGTAATTATTTGTTGTTGATTGCATTTTTGTATGCTCGGTGGAAAAACCGGACATCGTCGATCTTACGCCGCGTCCCTATATCCACTTGGTAGATATCGCTCGATGCCGTGTGACTTTGCCCAAGCCAGAACGTCGGTCGGGTTCGCCTCACGCATCGATTCAACATCGAATATTTCTCGCATGGTTTCCCATGCCCACTGCTTGACGTGAGCCAGGCGCATCCTGTCGAGCTTGTCCTTGCCACCGATCGCGTCTTCACCTCGCTGGTGCTGATCTCTGTGGCACCCACTGCAGAGAGGGATAGCCGAGTAGGGCGGTTTGATCGCGGTTCCCGCGCCGTTCGCTACTCTGCGCACATGCGCCGCTTCACTTTGAATGAAGGTATCCATCTCCCACCTCGGGGCTTTGCTGCAGTGGGCGCACTTCTGTTCCCGGCACCACTTGAGATAGTCGTCGTCCGTGCCGATCTGCTCCCACACCTTCGGGTTACCCATCCAGTCGGAATGGAGCATCAGCGTCTGAGCGTGTTCGCCGAACGTCTGAATCGTTTCCTCTTGCAGCCCACGCTGCGCGCTATCCATCGTTTCAGCGGCGATGAATATCGGCAGGTTCACATCCGGCAGAAGTTTCATAAACGTCTGCTTGTCGGGCGGCGCGATCAGGACGCGAACCGCGAGTGACCCATCCTCGTATTCCTTGAGGATGGGACCGCGGGTTGCGCGGATAACGCCTTGTGTTTCGTCGTTCATGGTCGGTCTCAGAACGGTATGTCGTCGTCGAAGCCACCATCATCAGCAGGCGGCACTGACCGTTCCTGCTGCGACTTCGCCGGGCGTTCCCCCTGCGGCTTGCCGCCAAGCATCTGCATCTGCTGCGCGATGATCTCGGTGGTGTAGCGGTCCTTGCCTTCCTTGTCCTGCCACTTCCGCGTTTGCAGCTTGCCCTCGACATACACCTGCGACCCTTTGCGCAAGTACTCGGCGGCGATCTCAGCCAACTTGTCGAAGAAGACGATTGAGTGCCACTCAGTCTTCTCCTTGCGATCACCGCTCTCTTTGTCCTTCCAGGTTTCGGACGTGGCCACGCGGATGTTTGTCACCGGCTTGCCGCTCGGCATGTAGCGCGTGTCGGGATCCGCGCCGAGGTGGCCGATGATCTGAACTTTGTTGAGGCCGCTCACGCCGCGTTCTCCTTCGGCGCTTCGATCGGCACTTCAACCTCAAGCTTCAATTCGATTGGCGGTGGTTGGACGCCATATTCGTGGCCACGAGACTTCATCCAAACCTTGTTTCGCGCTTCGACAAGCTCATCCAAGGACTTCCGCTCGATGGCGGTCTTCGACCGAGTCTGGAAGATCTCTTCAACATACGCCCCACGAGCGGCCTTAACGTCGGCACTCTGTCCTGGGAACATCTTGTCGATCTCAGCCTGGATCTCCTCAAGCGCGATCTCACGTTGTGTCTCGCGGTGTTTCCACTCGGTGTCGTTACCGTCTTGGCTGAATAACGTACCGTTGTTGCGGTTGGTGTTGACGGAAACGCCGACTCCGCCGATGTCGAGAGCGGAGATGTGCGGCAGGAAGTCTGCGAATGTCGGGTCTCGCAACGTCTTGCCATCCAGGAACGTAGAACGGTCCTTGAGCACGTATGCGATGCGCTCCACACCAGTGACGGACCCATCCTTAAGAAGCTGCTCTTGCTCCATTTGGACGAGTAGGGATGGCTCGAAGCCAGTTTCACCCTCCGCCTTCATCTTCACACCAGTCTTGACGAGCTCCTTCTTGCCGGCATCGTTGACCTGCATGTCATACTCGTAGCCCTGACGGCCACACATGATGATGTGCAGCGGGGTGTTGAGGTACAGGTCGGTGAAGTTCTCGCGCCACTCACGCTTGACCAGATTCCAGTCAGAGAACTCCAGCCCGCGCTTGCGATTCTTCCGAACCGCGTACTCGTCGCAAAAGATTGTCCAGAAGTGGGTGATGGAGTCGATGATCAGCACGTCGGCGTTGTCAACAGACCAGCGAATGGCGTCTCGGAGGTCGGTGAGCGCACGAGTTCGGGCGACCATCAGCTCGATGCCTGCCTTCTTGAAGCGAGGTGTGACCCAGGCCGCGCCGTTTTCTGTATCAACGAACGCTACCTGCTTCTTTGCCGAGACACCGCGTTCTTGCATGTAGCCAACGAGACCGACAGCAATCGAGCTGGCGGTGTAGGTCTTGCCTGAGCCGGCGAGACCCAACAGGCCCGCCTTTAAGTGCGAATGACCGGCTTCTGATTTCATAAATAGGCTCATCGTCCTTTCCTCACACGGTCCAATTTCAACTTCGCGACGTTTGCTCGTCGCACCTGGTCTGGCGGGCTGTCGTACTTCGACCAGTCGATCTTCGGCATGGTGTTGTCCTTCCAGACCGCCAGAATGCGTTTCGGGAACAGGACTAACATTTCTGCTTGTGCTCTAAAGTTCATGGCGCCACCCACTCAGCAAGCTTTACGCCGAACCACGCGCCGGCGGCGAGGAGGATTAGAATCACTCCGATCTTCGCGGCTGTGCTCATGACACGAGCTCCGCGTCGACCATCTTTTGTGCCTGGCGGATGCAATGGTTGGTCAACGCCGTGCGGAGCATCTCCAGCAGGTCATCGACCTTGCTCAAGGCCAAGTCCTCGCCACGCTCGCACAGAAGGTCGAGGAGGGCGCACAGCTTCGCGTTGTCTTTTCCCTCGACCTCGGTGAGAGCCGCGCTGAGCGTCGCTATGACATCTTCGTCACCAGCCTCGGCGATCCACTGTGGCACCTCTGTCGGCTCTAGATGAGCCTCACCCGTGCCCCAGCGCGCGTCATCGAGCACTTGCTGGCGGATGGATCGCCACTTCGGTACGGCGCTCATGCTGCAATCTCCTTGGCGGGCTCGTCGGCCACCCCCGAGGCGAAGTCACGGCTGACGATCTGGTGCGGCTCACGATCCAGCCAGCCGCTTTCCAGGCTCGCCATGAACTCCAGCCACTGTGGGCTGCGGTTGCTCATCTCGTCGGGATACATCTTCATGTGCTCGACCTCAGACCTCAGCCAGTCGCGGGTAATCGCGAGCAGCTTGTAACTTGTGAACACTTGGCCGATCGCTTCGCCGTTCACGAACAGGCAGAAGCCCCGGTTCCGAAAATCTGCTCGAACTTCGATGTCCATGGCTTAATCCCAGCCGTGACAGCCGCAGTAGAACTTGTCGAACTCGTGCGAGCCGTGTGGTTCAAACTTCCTGCATTGGATGCTCGATCCCGGCGTGTGCGCAGACTCGTAATAGCCGCACTTGCACTTCTTTGCTTCGGTGGATCCGTCACCGCAGTACTCGAAGAACGGAAGCTTCGGAGAGGACGGCTGCTCGCAGGTGCAGATGGGAGCTTTGCTCTGACCATAGTTGCACTCGTTGCCGCCGCCATAGCTGCCGCGCTTAGCGGTACTCTTGCCGTAGTAGGCGCAGCGTGCTTTACGGTCTGTGAGATCAGGAGCAGACACGGCCGGCTCAACGCAGTCATGGATGAGGCAAGCCGGAATGCGACTATCGTCCTTCATCACGCGATGACCTTGCGCCGCGCATCCACACTTCATCATTGTCTGCGTCATATCCTTTCTCCTGCGATGACGGTCAGAAGGGGATGTCGTCGCCGAACGATGTCAACACTGCTACAGGCGATGCCGGGGCCTGTAACTGTGGATCGTCATCCGGGACGAAGCTTTCGCAACGAGTCTCGTATACGTCTTGCTCAACCGTCTTTGTGCCGACCTTCACTCGATGGCAGACGGTCGAACTGAACGACAGGTACATGCCTAGTTGCTCGGCATAGTCATTGATCCGCCAGAACGCGGATGTGGCGCCCTTGGCTGGCATATCCGGCTTGAAGCCGTACCGGCGATGACATCGGACGAGCTGGAGAAACTTCTGCTTGTCGCCTGCCACTCGAAAATGGAAATCGAACTCCGAGTCGGTGCTTAGCTCGCAGCCGAGCAGGATCATTTCCTGTACAAACTTCAGGTATTTGTCCTTGCAACGGTTCCATTCATTCGCTCGGCGCGCGAGCTTGCCGTGAGCGTCGCTCAGCTTGGCGAACACTGGATCCAGGTCTACAGCCTGCGGCTCGATTTCAATCACGTTACTCATTGTTATTTCCTACTCATTTCAGTTCGTGTGGGCTAATCAGTAGCCACGCATATCGCGCAGCCGCTTAGCCTTCTTGCGCGCTCGCTTCTCTTCGGCAGCGGCCAACCGTCCGGAGTCATGCTTCCAGCTCGGAAAGGTGCGCGAGACA